GCTGTAGGGTCGCTTTGAGGCTTCAGCGTCACGTTTATGCCCTGCTCGTGGAAGAACAATGCATTGTCCCAGTCACGTTCAAACCACTCTGGTACCATAACCATGTTGATTGTAACCTGCACGTCATGCTCTTGACAGAAGATTAGTTTGTCAGCAAAGTCCTGCATCTTAGCCACAGTGTCCAAATGCTCTGTGTGTAAGCTGGCTGTAATGCTAGCACGATGAAAGGGCTTTACTGCTTCTACATACTGTTCAAACCACACCATGTTACGGCTACAGTTTGATGTCATATGAACACTAGTATAATTAGTATTAAGAGCATCAACAGCAAGATGCTCAAGTATGCTGAGATACCCAGGATGAAAAGTAGGCTCGCCGCCAGAGAGACTAAAGTGAAAACTGTTGAATCCATTTTCTCTAGCTTGTCGTTTGATTTCATCTATTGTTTTTAAACACAGTTCTGTTGGTCTGTGGTCTTTTCGATCACTGCGAGCATATGGCCAACAATAACTACACTTGTAATTACAAAATCTACCAAGCAACCAACTTACAGTGAAGATATCACGGTAGAGCAATGTCCTTTGCCCCACTGAAACAATATCGTCAAATGGTATTTTAGTAAAGTCGTAATTGCTCCATTTTAAATCTTCAGTCATAGCACAAGTATACTGTTTATATGTAAATTAGTCAAGTTATAGAATCTCCGGTACGATAAACTGTTGAATGCGATTCCACAGCCAAGGATTTAGTGTTTTCCAAGTTTCGTCACGTATACCATTTAATCTAATATCGTTTCGTATAAACATACCAAAATCGCCGGGTTTCTCCAGTTCAGTTATAAGAAGTTTGAATACGTTGCCGTTACGTCCGTAGCTTTTTGCTTTTGCTTCCAATTGCGGAATCAGTTCTGCTTTAACAGTGTCTGGTATATGTCTTGGCATGATCCAATTAGGACCGTCGACTACAACATAATCGTGGTATAGTTTATTTTTAAGACACCACATAATTAAATCATCAATCATATTTATATTATATATACTTGCCACACTATGAACGTTAAAATCTATAGGACAACCTGCAAACATTTCCTTATACCATGCTACGTTTTCTTCTACTTGCTGCCAGTTGCTGCCTTTTCGTAAAAAGTCGTTCATAGGACCATAACTGTCAATGCTAAAGGTAATGGTCATTTTTTTACATTGCTTGAATAACTCAGTTAGTTCTTCATTTGGACGTTGTGTAGTATTAGTAACCAGTAAAATTACAAGTTCTGACAAGTTGCATTTTTTAATAAGTTTAATAAACTTTTCTTGTTCCATCAATGGCTCGCCGCCTAATAATTTAATAAAACGCAAGTCACTTAAGTCGTAGTCTTCTACAATACTATTACGGGCCAATACACCGCGTTGTTCAAATCCATACAGCATTTTCTTAGCATCACTGTACCACTGTGTACTAAGTTCAGGGCCACACATACGACACTTGTTGTTACACACATTACTAAATGCTAAATCTAGGTTTGTTAGTTTTGGAATCTCTCCGCGGTTTTCTTTTGGTAATCCAAATTCAGTAAACGGAGAGTTCATATCAGTACGCATACTTTTGCCGCTGTCTGCTTCGTCGGCATAACACTTGCTGCACCCTTCTATGTATTCGTCCTTTAGCATACGTTCACGTATGTCTATCATAAACGGATGATTAAAAGGATCAGGGTGCGACGTGTTTAAATCTTTAGGAACAGTTTCTTCTCTGAAATAACAACAAGGACGTATGCCGCCGTCAGGACGTATAGCCATATGATGGAACGGCAATACACACCTGTGCTTATACATTCCAATACTCCGGTTGCATAGGATCTACGCTCAGCTCGTTGATGCACAAATGCTTCGGCTGATCTGCAATCCACTTGATGTATTCAGCTGCAACATCAATATCCATTGTTCGACGATCTAGATGCTTTTCTTGATTGTTTGATAAAGTGCCAAAACTGATATAACTTAATTTTGGACCGTTTGCCCATACGCCGTTTAAACCTAGTGTATTACTGTAATCACGCAACGCTTTCTTTTCTGCATTGTATAACCATGCACCACCCTTTTTAACACGGTCAGTTGTACTACCGATATTAATGATATGACAGTTGTGTTTTTCTAATACACATTTATGGTATACAATATTTAACAATGTGGTTTGATTGAACTTGTATAATGCTGCACAATTAATAAAAACATCATGTTTGCATACCGACTCAGCAAGACGTTCCTGATCTAATTTTGTACTTAAATCATACCCAGTGCTGCGACTACAAAATTCAGCGTCAGGATATAATTTTGCTAGCTCGCCGGCTAAGCCTTTGTTACTATTACCTGTTATTAGCATCTACAACTCCAATGTCTGCATGATTACTTAAAACGTCAAAGTATTTTTCTGAAAATTTACTTTTTGGTGCGCACAACCCGCAACCGCAAGTGTGCTTAGGACAAATGATAGTCGGTAGTGTTTTTTGTTCTAACATATTTCGCAGATTTTCTATTATCTTTTTGCCTTCGCTGATTTTTCCGATGCGTCCTCTAGTGCCATCAAACCTTGCTTGACAAGTTTGATGATGATAGACACCGTCTGTTTGTTGTTCAAGATGCAAAAAGAACCAATTAACACTACAATGCCATCCTTTGAATTCTCTAAAATCCACAAAAGTACTTTTTTTAGATTCGGCACCAGAAGATAGACACATTTCTCTACTACCGCAGCAAGGTCTTCCGATTTTTAAGCCTAGCTTTTTAGCTTCGTTTGTAGGCTCTCCAGTGGCTCTTAGTCTATCAGCTGTTTCTGTCTCGTTGTTTAACTCGGCATTTTTATATTTCCAATAGTTTTTCATGTAATCCAATTGTTCGTCAGTGTACTTATGAGCAAAATTGCTAGCACTGTCTGGTTCTTCTCCAATTATTCTTGGGACATATTTTATATTATTTTTATGTAGGAAGTTGCAGAGCTCTTTACATTCATCAAAGTAAGCAGCATGAAACATTACATTTACACTTAGAGTAAAGTTATGGGCTGGTCCGTCATTGTGAAATTGTAAAATACGGTCTCTTACCTGTTGTTTTAGCTTGTCGTTACTTTCGGCGTGATAGCTTACTGTGGCATGTCCAAAATTTTCCATCACTGCCGATGCCATTTTTTTGCTCATTGCACCATTGGTAGTCAATGAAAATCCGCAATGCCATTTGTCTGCATATTTTTTCTCATACTGTTCTTTTAGATATTTTGCAAATGGAATAAAATTAGGGTTTACTGTGGGTTCTCCGCCTGTAAATCCAATATTTGCTTCTTTGAATTTTCTGTGGGACATATATAGATCAATATATTCATACAAAAAGTCAACATTACTTTTTAACGAGTCTAGTGTTGCGTGTGACGAAAAATTGTCGTGCCTGTGAGCAGGACAATAACTGCAATCATAATTGCATCTTCTACCTGTATCCCATGTTACTTGAAATACTCCGCCGGTTAATAAGTCGATGGTATCAAAGCTCATTTTACATACTCCTTAAATAACGGTTCTACTTCAAGCAAATCTTCAAATCTTATTTTGTCTAATTGTTTAGTATAGTTTTTAAAACTATCCCAGTGATCGTGGTAATAACTGTCGCTGTTCATATATGTTATTACTCCATTTTTAATTTTTTTAGCATGTTCAATTACATGCCTTTCTAATTGGCTTTCAATTGTCCAATTATAGAACTTTTCGAATTCATCTGTTATGTGTTTTTTCATTTCATTGGGTAACACTCTTATATTTAGATGTTTAGGATGATGAGCCACATGATAGGTAATTATAGGCCTATGAATAGATGAATTTATTTTTTTAAAGTTACTGTTAGTTAGTTTCCATTTCATAAAATCAATCATGTGATATACATTATACGCAGTAACCGTAAATGCTAGCCACCCTACGATATTAGTGTTAGAGGTATCTAATGCATACAGATTTTTTAAAGTTTTATTCCATTTCGCAGGATGGCGTTGGTATTCAAAAACCTTTTCCATGCCATCTATGCTTGCGCCCACTCTAACCTGTTTAAATTCTTTCCATAGGTTGAGTACTCTTGTAGGAAGTGTACTCAAATTTGTATTATATTCTACGATTATATTTTTAGCATAGTCTTCAGTAATACACTTTTCTAGAAATTCATAATGCCTGTCGATTAACATAGGCTCGCCGCCAGCAAAATAAACGTGTTCAATGTTTTTTATATTTTTTTCTAATTGTTGCCAAAATAACTCATTGTTAGGCCAGTTATAATCATCGGCTACTAATTTATTTCCTACTTTCTTAATAACAACTTCGCCGCTGGTATCGTGAAAAACATTTGTATTGTTTAGTTTTATCCAATCTGCATACCAACTATCGCTATCAGTAGGACCGCACATTCTACATTTTAAATTGCAAAAATTACCAAATCTTAAATCGTAATATCTTACTGGAGTTTTATCAGTATCAATTACACCGTTAGAATCGGTTACTTGTTTGGCATCTTCTACATTGAATTTCCATTGTACATTTTCGTAACTGCGTCTACTTACTAAACCGTTTTCTTCTTCTTGTCGACAACGTCCGCACTCTTCGCTCCAAACACCTTGCATCATATTCAACCGCATTGCATTCATCAGTTCTGCATTTCTAGATTCGTCGAGATTGTCAGTACCTGCATTATATGCAGTTCCATCTGGTTTTCTAATAACACCTTTGTTTTTTGTTACGTTAGCTTGACAGCAAACTCTCAGATCTCCGTTGGCTCTAGCTGCTTGAAATATCCAAGGTATTGGGCAAAATGTATTAGTCATTTTTTTATTTCTTCGATTACTTGTTCTACTCTTGAATGTGCCCATTCTCGTTCTTTACACCACCAACAATCCTGACATTCTGGAATATACATACCCGGAACATATTTGGTGAAATCTTCGCAGTAATGTTTTATAATCTCATGCATGTTGATATCACCTTCACAACTTCTTGTTAAGGATAGTAAGTCAAGTATATTATGCAAATAGTAGTTTGCAATTATCCAGTCTTTTTTTACAAATTTAAAAGGATAACAGAAGTTCATTTTTGAATTACTAAACCACAGATCTGTTAGCTCACCGTTTTCGGCATCTTTATCTCTATTTAACATTCTATCTGTTCTAGAGTCGTCATAATTTTTGCTGGTAGCATTAAATACTGCGTCAAAGTTTTTTTCCCAAGCTATATATCCATTGAAGCTGCCAACGATTATTTGGTCGCCGCTTCTATCATTGATAATATTTCCAATTACACCATGTTCTAATTCTGGAGGAATAAATGCAGTGTGCCTGTCTTGTATGATATCAGGAAACATTGATTTTATTTTATCAAATACCTGCATTGAGATATGCCCTTGCCAGGGCCGAGATGTCCAACATCTCGTGTATGTAATCACATCAATTTTAGTGGATAGATTATTATCCGAAATTATTTTACAAAGCAAATAAGTTAACAACGCACTGTCGGCGCCGCCGCTTAGATTAACTCCAATTTTTTTCCAGTTAGTATTAAAGGGAATATCCAGTCCATTTACGTTTGTTAGAAGGACATTTAAATCCTTATATAATATATTATTATCTTCAAACATTTCTAATAATCTCCCCGTCGATAAATTTATAATTTTGTATATGGTCATTAAAGTTTTGTTTCCATATACCGTCGCTTTTTCGTATGTATACTTTAAATGCTTCCCAATGTTTTTCGTCAGCTCGATGATTGGTTATATAAGTTTTTATATTTTCCAGTGCGCTTAATGCACTTCTATGAGCACTTTCTCTTATGTTAGCTACATTAAGATTTTTAATATATTTTTGTGTGTCTTCGATATCATGTAATGTTTGTTCTTTGTAATGCAACATCATCAGTGCAGGATTTAAATAATCAGGAGTAAAAATAATACTACTGTATATATAATTTGCATCTAATGTTAAAAATCCTGCAAATATATCCTTTATTTCCATAATTTGATAAGCACCTGTTGTACAAACCAAGTTAATTTCTGTTTTGGTGTTTACACTTCTAAACGCAGCCATGTTCTGTTTTAATTTTTGCCAATCGCCTTGTCTAAAGTACGGATACAAACGTGGTCCTGCATCTACACTTATCATTATACGACTGATTCCAAATTTTTGCAAGAGATTGTTTAATTGAACTGGATCAAAATCTGTATTAAAATTTGTGTGGAACATTATCATCATACGGCGTGCATTGGGATGTTCACTAAGTTTCTCGAGAGTAGGAAAAAACTGTTTTTGATAAAGTACTTCACCGCCGGCAAAGTCTACCCGTTCTAGTCGAGGAAAGTTTGTATTTAGGTCGTTGACAATTTCTAATGCACGTTCGGTACTTATACTCATTGTTAAATCGTCGTCAGGAGATTTTCTATGCATTGTACCAGTAAGCTGATGTAATCGATGTTGTGTATCTTCTGCATCGCTAGTATAACGTTTTAGTTTGCTCATCCATCCGCTGCTAAAAACTTGACTACAATGCAAACAGCTCATATTGCAACTGTGACTAAAACGTATTTCTGCTGTACGCAATCCTTCAAAGTCTACACTACCATCATCGTGATAGTACTTTAACTTTACAGGTTCTTCCTGTCTCATGCTCTGGCCGCTGTTGGCACATTCTACACGCTCGCACATATCACAGCCACGTGGCCAGGTACCGCTCATCAAATCTCTTCGATGTGCCTTAAAACTTTCGCTGTTAAAAAACTTACTTGGAAGATATTCCTGATCTAATATTACCAGCTGATCACTCTGCTGAGGACAACTAGTAACAAACCCGTTTTTAAAATTTATGCCTCCGAGTGCATAGTAGCATGGTAAACTCATTGTTTAATCAAATATTTTTTGCTGTTGTCAATAACCCACTGACGTTCTTTGCAGAAGAAACAGACTTTGCATGCCGGAGGCTGTTCGTCTTCAATGTGAATCCACATTTCGCCGAGTATACTTAATCCAATTCGGTTAAATTTAGCATCAAAATGAAATGGTAACCCATTTACATCATGTATATCAGGATACGCTTTATTATGAAAGCTTTCGTATCTATTTTTAAAAGTTTCATCAGTGTATTGTTTTTTAAGTTCTTCAAATGTTTGCATTGAAAATTCCTTTCATTTCAGGGAATGTTTCCTCAAATGTTATTCCTCTTTGACGATCGCATAATCGTAAAAATTCTTGCATTTCAGGTAAACGCTGTGTCCAATCTTCGCTTTCCATAAATTGGAGCATGCCGTTAAGGCGTTTGATTCCGTATGGAGCAACCATAAACTGTTCTTTGGTAACTTTGCCTTTGTGCCAACTAGGTACGCCCAGTTCCCAATTAGACTCCCACCATGGATAAAATTCTTCATATTTTTTACGTACTTCTGCCTTGAACCATTCAGGCAATACTTTAACATTTAGATGCGGTGGATGATAAACAAAATGATAGTTGATGCCGCCAGCGCCAAATGGCCACATGTTAATTTTTTTAAATCCTTGCTCTAGTTTCCAACGAATAAAATCAGGAATGTAATAGATGTTGAGTGCTTGTACAGCACACGCAACAGTGATTTCAGTATTATCTGGAGTTTCGTTATCAAGAATGTGAAAAACTTCTTCAGTACGTTTCCACTTACTAGGGTAACGGATGTAGTCATTCATTTCATGTATACTATCTACACTGTAATGAAAGCGTACTAACTTAAACTCTTTCCATAAATCAAACAAGTCATCTCGCCATTCGACACCATTGCTGTTATAACGCAACTCAAGATCTTTTGCTACACCTTGACGTATTGCTTCTTCTAGTATTTCATAGTGTTCTTCAATAATTAAGCTTTCGCCGCCTGCAAAATAAATCTGTTGCATATTTGGCATCTGTTCATAGAACTGTTTCCAAAAAGTAGGATTTTGCTTGTGCCAGTTATAACTGCTGCCGTTGGTGCTGCCTTTGTCCTGCCACTGCATAGTTTCTTTCAGCGACTCATTTTTAACTTCAGGGAAAATCTTTTTGTAATCTTTGATCCATCCGCTGCTGTCGTGCGGGCTACACATTACACACGCAAGTTGACACTTAGTACCAAAACGTAAATCAATGTATGCTAACTGAGGCGGAACTTCGCCATCTTCTGTTGTGTTGGCAATCAAGTCGTTTATATTTGTGCGTTGACTCCAATATGCAGTTTCCCACATGCGTTTTGAATTATGTCCAGCTGCTTCTTCTTTGTAGCATTTTAAACAACTAGGTGGCTTTTCGCCGTTGAGCATTTGCTTGCGAACATTTTTCATGTAGTTGCTGTTCCAAGCAGTTTCAAAATCTGTAACGTTTAGGTTATTTGGCTTGCCGTCATCAGTTTTTAATATGCCTACTTGTCCGCCATGCTCTTTGTCATTGGTAGGGCCAACGCTGCTGGCATTTGCAGTACAGCAAACTCTCATACTACCGTCTGGTCTTGTACTTAAATGCACCCACGGTAGAATGCAAAATGTGTCACTAACTTTACTCATATTGTATTTATTTTAAAAAATTTGATGATGCTGCAAGTTCGAATTAGCTAGTATAATAACTGCCAACGGGTCTTTTTAAATCTTTTATATTAGGAACATATCTTTCGCTTTGCGGAAATTGTTCATATAAATGCTCTATCATAGGTTGCATGTGAGGAAATAATTTGTTCCAATCTTTTTGAGGTCTTTTAATTTTAAAATAGTTAAATGCTACATCAAAGTCTATTGGACTGGTATCGACTATTTTGGTGCCAATTAAATTATGAATATTTTGTAGATGGTCGACAAGGTAATTAAGATTTTGATTATTATTACAATATTCAATGGCGCGATCTATATCGTTTTTAAAATACATAGGCATACCTACAATGCTCATTCCTGGTTCTACAGCATAATTAAACGAATCCTCGGGATGTAAAAATTTAGTTGTGTCATCCTTAAAAATATCGTAGTAAAATTCAATATCATCCTTAAAGTAAGGAGCACTAAATGCACTAATTGTATTAGCTAGTCTTATACTTACGTTGTCTAATTTACAATCTAAAATATATTTTAAATTAGAAAATGCTCTATCCCAGTTTAGACCATACCTAATTGCTTCTGCTCTTTCTTCTACAGAATCGCAACTGAAATCTAGTCGCCACTTAACATCTTTGTAATCTTTAAATAGCTTAATATAGTCATGGAAAACTTTAGGTTTTGTATTCAGGTTGGTATTCAATACAAAATTTAAATTTTGATTAGGCACTAATTTAATTATTTTAGAAATAAGTTCAAAGTTATGCGGATTATAAGTAGGCTCGCCACCGGATATAATAAACCAATAAGTAGTATCTTTATTATATTTTTTTAAACTTAAATAATTAATAAAATTATTAAACGCAGTATTAAACCATTCTTCATTTGGTTTAGAAATGTTATATCCAACTTCTTTAGCCCAACTACTACTATCTTTTGGCGAACAATAGACGCATTTTAGATCGCAAGCACTACTTAAAGAAATAGTAAATCTATTTACAAAGTCTTCATTTAATAATTTGTGTTTAATTTCTGTATCTAAGTTTTCTGTAAATTCGTTTCTTTTATCAAAAAAGCTATTAGGCATAAAGTTTATACAAGTTTTGCATCCAGGATACGGTAACTCGTTTTTTATTATCATAGATTCTTTTCTATTTTTTAGTTCATTATTGTTTATTAAGATGTTTGGGTCAGCAAAGTCTTTAATGTCTAAGTGATAATCGTCAGCCTTACAACAGTTTTTTATAACATTTTTTGTAAATCTTAGATCCATACTAAAAAAGAGTTCACTACAGATATATTGTTTATTGGAAGTTGATTTCATTTTGATATGCCTTATTTGCTGCACAGCTTCTTATACATCTGCTTAGATGCAATTTATGTGACGGATGCCAGCTTTCCTCTATTAGGGTTTTATACCAAGGATGCTGTAGTATTTCTTGTATTGAGTGATATCTTAAATTATTCCAGTTAGGTTCAAATTCATTTAATTTGTCTATTATGCCTTCGCTGTTTTTAAAATAACTATCCCATAAAAAACAACAAGGCCATAACGTTAAATCGCTGGCAATGAAGATTTCATCTTCATGCACGTACTTACATACAATGCTGTTGACTACTTCGTTGATTTGTACATTATCAACTTCTTCAAACTTAGATTTTCTAATAAATTTTTCTAATTGCGCTACCTGGTCTTTTTTACTGTGCTCTTTGGCTCCAGTTGTTGTTATTACATATTTTTTTTCAACTAGTTGCTGTTCTTGTTTCTTTTTAAGTGTTGCAATCCACGAGTTGTAAGAATTTCTCATTCCTGTTCTAGTTGCAAATCTGAATCCTAGTTTTTGGGCATGTTCTTTTGCAGTGTTTAATTCATGCTCATTATGGTCAAATACAATATAAATCCATGTAGCATGGTAGTCAGGAGCATTGTCTGCAAATGCTTGCATATTTCTTTCGATAATGGAAAATTTTGTGTTTACTCTGTATATGTGATTAGTTTCTTTATGACCGTCTAAGCAAAAATGTATATGTACCAGGCCTGGGTTAGCACTTGCAATCTGTCCTAGTCGCGCCCACCATTCCGGACGTTGCACGCCGCCGTTGGTGCTAACTTCGCAATACCCGCCGCGCGACGAAAGATAGTCAATCATGTCAACGCAGCCCGTAACCATAGCAGGATCACCTAAAACTCCACAGAATTTAAACTGAACGTTTTCTATTTTAGACTTATCTGGAAATAGTGTTGTTATATCATCTAATGTAAAGCTATTAATTTCAACTTTTTCACTGTGTATAGTCCTAGCACAACCCGGACAGGCTGCATTACAATCACTGGTTATTTCTAATTCTACTTTTTTAATCATTATATGTGTACTTTACCATAAATATATTTATGTTCAATTTATTTAATAAAGATCCGTTAAAGAAATACGGATCTAATTTCTGCGCTGCGCCGTTCACAAGTTTGTACGAGGGACAGGTTAATCGTATTAGTACATGTTGTGCAACACGAAATCCAATAGGATATAATGATAGTGTAACATCTTTTGAAGACATTGTCAACAGCAATGAAGCTAAAAGCATACGGAAAGATTTTTTAAACAATCAATTTCCGAAGCAATGCGACAGTTGTGCTCGTATGGAAGCAGCTACAGGAAAAATTAGCGGTGTTAGAGAACAAGTAAATAAATTTGGTGCTGCGCAGATTAAGACTGCTTTAAAAAATACATTACCAGACGGAACAATGATAAAGCAGACTCCTGCTTGGCTAGACTTGTTGTGGACAAATAAATGCAATTTTGCCTGTATGGGATGTAACAGTACTCTTAGTAGCACAATTGCACAAAAGTATAACAGTGCATACGAAATAGCAAATGGGCTCGAGCCCGGAAGTATGCCTACAGAAGAATGGCAAAATCACAATGATGCTAAAATAGATTATATACTACAACATCAAGATACTATCAATTGTATACACCTTAATGGAGGCGAACCTTTCATGCAAGAAGGAGTATATGAATTATTAGAAATATTATTAAAACATAACCTACATAAAAAAATTAAGATACGGGCACACACAAACGGTAGTATTGCTACATATAAAGGAGTTGATATTGTAGATAGATATCTCAAGCACTGGCACGTAAATTGCAACATTATTATGAGTCATGACGGACACGGTGAGAGAGGCGAATATATAAGATTTGGGCTTAAACAAAAAAAATGGTTAGAAACATATAACCGTCTTAGCGAAACAGGCATACAGATTGATGTGCAAACTTGTTATAGCGTTTTTAATGCTGTTGTGTTAGAAGAATTATATACATGGTATTTAGATAATATAAAAGTCAAGAACAATATTAGTATCAACCCTTGGCAAGATCCTGCTCCGTTTGCTGCAAACTTTTTACAAGTCAACCCAGAATTATTGCTTAGTGCAAACGCACAATTAGATAACTTACAAAAACAGAAATATCAAGGTTGGGATATAGCTATGTTAAAAAGTTTTTTAAACGCTCCTGCAGAGGATTTACCAAAAAGTTCGAGAAATTTTGTAGCAGGCATTCACGAATTCGACAAGCTTAGAAAAACTGACTTTGCAAAAACGTTTCCTGAATTAAGGTGTTTACTTGAACTGTGATCCAAATGGATCAAATTCTTTACCGCATTTCATACTGCAAACTTTTAGTTTACCTTCTGCAACGCTGGCTTTGTTCCAACTTTCTTCAATACGATCAAATATACCAGTTTCAAATACAGAACGTAAACCATGCTTCTTAGCATTGACAGTATCTTTGCCACCTGCTGCATCTATAAAGTCCCATATCTGTTCTTGTTTAGGATCTTTATGCCACCATTTATACATTCTACCGGCTGTCCAACAGCAAGGCATTGCTAATCCTTCTGCTGTAATAAACAGGTTGCCTTCATCTTTTACCTTGCAGTGTATTTCAGCACGGTCGTAATATGCATCCATAGTGCCATGCTTTTCTTTAACAGCATCGTATTGCTTCAATGCAGTGTTTTGATACTTAGCGTCTGGTTTTTTTATTTCTGCTGTTTTTTCGCCCTTGCGATTTACAGCTTGGTGACTTTCTTTCTTTTCACTTGTAGCAGTAACAAAGCGTCCGGTCTTTTTAGCAACAAACTTTTCAAATCCCATTGTTTGACTCAGTTCTTCTGCTTCATCTACTTGATGTTGATTGTGCTCAAATATTAAAAAGTCCCAACGTGCTCTGCCACCTGCTGCAATGAACGCTTTCATGCTGCGATAGACATTATCCCAAACAACTCCTTGGCGATATATGTGATTGGTGTCTTCTAATCCGTCTACGCTAAAAATAACTGAGCCCATACGACCAAACACACCTGCAAGTTCTTGCCACCATTCTGCACTCTTGGCTCCGGCGTTAGTGTTCATACTCAGCCACATGTCTTTGTTGTGTTCTCTAAAATACTTGAATATTTCTAATGTGTCTCTTGCTACAATAGGATCGCCCAAGTTACCACACATATACATGGTTTTAAGCTGTGCGATAAACTCTGGTTCAAATATACGTTTGCAATCATCGAGTGTAAGTTCGCTTAAATCAATATGAGGATTTAGGGCGCCACCGTTCTGATTACGGTCACACATAGGACAACTGGCTTGACAGTTTTGTGTGTTTTCTAAGTGTATGGTTTTTATATTTTCGTACTTATACATCGTATACCAGTTTTATATCCTTGCCAGGGCCTGTTTTACTAGGAAGATCGCCATATTCTTTTACATACCAGTCTATTACAGCACGATACCAACGTTGACTATCATGGTGCGCTTCTTTGTTAAACTGCCAAATGTTATTGTTTGTGGCTTCTATAGTGCTCAACGCTCTTGCGCTTTCTTTTTGCAACTCTCGCAAACTTAAATTATCGATATCCAATTCTCATAAACCTCTTATATGTTCCAAGACCTAATTCGCCGCTGTACAATTCAACAGTTAGAGGAGTTTGTTTTGCAAAACTTTCAAGCGTGTCATGCGTATTTACGTGTTCTTTGATTTCTTTAAAATCATTGCATTGCATTACAACAAACTTTCCTTCGGGTATTTTATCATACCATTGTTCAAAATTATCTATATGTTCACAGCTGGTATTAATTATTGTATCTGGTGAATCATACAGTGTTTTAAAGTCGCCATCAGTTTTTGTAACTATGTAAGCATGTTCTCTAAAATTGATATCACGAATGTCTTGTACAACAGGTTTAAATTTCCAGTTGTTTATAACCCAAGGCCTATTAAAAATTTCTGCTATGGTTTTTGTGGTTTCATCAATGTCAAAACTGCGTATTTTTTCTATACTTAGTCCTGATTCAAAAAGCATTGTAGCAAGAGTGCCATACCATCCTGCACACAAAAACACTACGCCAAGATCAATGCCTATTTTTTTTAATTCATGAACCAGCCACAGCTTGCTTCTAAGTTGACCTCTGCTAAAGCAATCTTCGTCAAACTCGATGTTTTGTTCATTCATAAATTTAAATGCGTAAATAAAATTTGTATCTATATATTGCTGTAATAGTCTCCAAAGACTATAAATGTTATCGTTTAAGATTAAACTTTTTAAATCATCGTGTTCGATCAATCGAAAAATGCTGTGTAAGTTTTGATCTAATACTGCTTTGCGTAGATCTTCTAAATCGCCTACGATTCTTTTGTTATCCACACAACGAAAAATGCTATGAATATTTTTTTCTACAATTGCTTTGCGCAATTCGTCATCGGCATTGGCTAACTTAAAAATACTGTACATATCACGATCAATATATGCTCTACGTAAATCAGCGAGACCTTCGTTTGTCGAACCTATTAGCTCAAATCTATCTAGTATTTTATAAATTTCCATCAAACCGATCCTTTAACCAATCAAAGTCGTTTATTTTTTTAAGTGCTTCAATGTTACCGTTGTTAGCACTACCATAAGCCATTCCTGCTTTTGCACCCGAGATTGCATGTTCTCCAAATGCTTTGTCTTTGCCTATTGTTGTCCAAATTTTTAGCCTAAGTTCAGTTTCGTCGTCTTTTTGCCGATCAATTACTTTGCTAGATAGCTTACAACATTCTCTAAACGAACTACGCCATGTGCTGAATGCATCTACGTTAAATGCAGTAATGTTGGATATTTCTTTTACTGCTACAAACTTATCGCTTATGCTGGTGGTCATATCCGGTTTGTTAGTGTCCATGCTTTGTGTAAGCTGTGTTGGAAACAACTTTATGCCGCCATAGCCGTATATAAGTCCGTTGATTGGATTTTTGCTGCGCCATACGTGTACATGATTGTATTGCCATGCTGGCACCTGATAATCAAAGTTAAAACTTTCTACTATTTCTGCATCGCCGTCTACTATCCAAAACATCGGCGTGTTGCAGAGTTTGGCAGCAGCAATATGTGCCTGATGAATACCTTTTACACCATGTACACGCTTTGCAGTTGGTACTTTTTCCAATAACTTGGCATAATTTTCGTCAGCATTTGGTTCTTGATAACTGATAAAAACAATATCGTAAGTGTTTGGCATACTAGCAACAGTATTGTGTTCTTTTTTACCTGCAATAAATTTAAATTGCCATTCTCTAGCACTAATTTTCAAGTACTTACTACAAAGTATAACTCCGTCATGGTATTTGCCGTTTAAAAACACATGATTGATTCTTCTGTCGTATTGGTTGTGATGATCAATAGTCCAGTTAAAATCAAAACTAGTTTCCAAAGTTACTGTATTAGGAACTATCCAAAAAAGATCTTGCTTTGAAGTTTCAAGTGCCTGAACATATTGATCATATGTGTCGGCATAAAAAATTTCGTACGGCCTAGGATAACTAGCTACAATCTCAATTTCTTTTGTTATTTCATCAATACGCTTGATTTCTTCGCTTTCGCTACGTTCCATTATACTTCTCTATCTAAAAATTGTTTGCTGTTATCGCGAGCAGGATTTTGATACACAGTTTTAAAGAATCTACTGCCGCCCGCATCAAACGGTGTTTCCGCAATAGGAATGTTTAACTCATTGATTAGTAGCGCACCCATATCTTCAACACGGTCAGGAAGTTCTTCTTCTGTAATTGGTGCAATCTCTGTGTTGTAAAAATCGTTTAGATATTCAAAATCACGAACATTTACAAAGTCCCAGTCAGTACACATAGTACGCCATAGGCCTTCTCTTGCTCCGTAGATAGCCCACATGCCGTTTTCTACATCTGCACCTATCATAAGCCAAATGTATAAACGATGCAAGTTCTTCCAATGATTTTTATGAAAGTCTTCTATGTTTACACGCATACCTCTATCCAGTGCCATTTTGACACCTTCGCGGAAACCAGCACGCCATGCTTGCTTTGGACTAGCGTTGTTGTATATATCGCTGAATGTACCATTCATTTGGATGTATTCAGTGTTCCAACAAAAATCTACCTGTGCATGAATGTTGTCAGGATCGGCATTTTCGTGTGTACGCATATCCAACACGTATTCTTTAGGCCAGCATTTTAATCCGCCGTTGCCGTATGATAATCCGTTGATAGCATTTTTTGCAGTCCAACTGATTACTTTATTTGTTAAGTCGACGTTGGTATCAAAGTCAATGCTTTGGCTGAGAAAGTCGTCTCGTATTCTATTGTCGCCGTCAACTGTGATAAATCTGTCTGTTTCGCTTAAATTTGCCGCTGCTTTGTGAGCGCTGTCGCTGCCTTTTACTCCATGCACACGTTTTGCCCATGGCACTTTTTTACAAAGGTCTGCGTAATTTTGTTCAGCGTTGGGTTCGTCATAACTTAGATATACAATATCATAGTCAATAACCCTAAATGTTTTAGCCATCAATTACCTCATAAGCATATGTAGAGAACTTACGAACAGTATATATTGATAAAGACAATGTGTCAATTTCAAAGTCGTGATTAAACGGTACTATATATTCGTTGTCTTGTTTATTAAATTTTAAAAGTCTATAAAGTATATTAGGATCATGTTTTTTTGTAACACTGTAATATTGTGCTGTAGACATTTATCACCAAACTCTTCTTCTTGTGCAAATTCTGCATGGTAGCTGGCTGTTATGCTTCTACGCTGTAATGTTTTGGTATTTTCTAGCCAGCGTTCCCACCACTTAGTGCCAGGGCTTAGATTAGTGGTCATATGCAGACTTTGATATTCAACTTCGTTGTCGTTTGCATAATGCTCTATTATCTTATCAAAGTGTTTATACGCTGTAGGTTCGCCGCCACTGAAACTGAAGTGAAAATCAGTGAAGTTATTTGCACGGGCTTGTGCCTTGATACTATCCACTGTGTGTAAGTACAATTCTAAATCTTGGTGGTCGGGGGTACTAGATCTAGCGTAAGGCCAGCAATAACTGCACGAATAATTACAAAATCTAGCCAAGATCCACGAAACTGTAAAAAGACGACCTTTTAGCATAGTCTCTTGCCCAAATTCTGTTATATCATTCCAGGGTATTTTTTGAAAACTGTTCATACATCCAATCAAAATCGTTTATTAGTTTAAGTGCTTCTGTATTAATTTTATTTTTTACGCCGTATTCAAAACCTGCGTTGGCACCAGCAATTGCATATTTGCCGAACGGCCTGTTTTCTCCTACAGTTTTCCAGGCAAGTAATCTTTCTTCAGTTTCTATATTATTTTGTCGATCTATAATCTTACTAGACAATTTGACACATTCTCTAAACGCACTACGCCATGCACTAAACGAATCCGTGTTAAATGCAGTAATGTTAGATATTTTTGACATAGATTTAAATTTATTTGTAATACTAGTAGTCATGTCAGGTTTTGATGTATCCATATCAATAGCAAGATGTCTAGGAAATAATTTTACACCACCGTAGCCGTACACTAAATCATTTACGGGATTTTGACTTCTCCATACATGAACAGCGTCTTGATCCCAGTCTGATACTAGATAGTCAAAGTTAAAGTCGTCGACTATTAATGCATCAGCATCAACGATCCAAAACATTTTAGTAAAGCAACGCTTTGCTGCGGCAATGTGTGCTTGATGTATACCTTTGACGCCGTGGACACGTTTTACTGATGGAAATCTAGCCTTTAGGGCAGCGTAGTTAGCATCTGCGTTAGGTTCTCGATAACTTATGAATACAATATCATACATACTTAATTATAACAATCCTATCTTTTTCATTTCTTTCTCTAATACGTCTGCCCATATTTCATGACCGTTTTCTAAATAGTGATACCATCTATCGCCATCTCTTGGATCTAATTTATATTTGTGTTGTAACGACTGAAAATAACTGTCCTCTGAACTGAACGGCAATCTGTAATAAAGATCGTTCTCTACTTCTTTAAATCCTGTCAAATCAACTGTGTTATCATTAAAGAAATTAGTAGGATCATTATTAGGATAGTTAATTCCGTCTATTGCATTAAAGGCGTAGTATTTGATACCTTTGTTACGAAGATAACCCGACAGCAACTGATGTCTTACTACATGAGCATTACATAAAACATCATAATCTACAAATCTTGTCCATAACTTATAAAATTTTCTAATATCACTGGTTGCATAGGTTTTCCAATCTTTAGCAAGGTGTTGATTAAGTGTCCATCCCCAATATGTATTGTTTTGAATTACATAATCTCTCGAAAAACTAGACCATCCTATTAGTACTATTATATCTTCTGGAAGAATACCTGTTGCAGTAAGCCTATTGATATTTTTTACAATACTTGATTCGATTAATCTATTTGAGGCGCCAACAGATGCTATGTTTACCATCTGCATATTATTTCTTACTGCTATCTTATTACCGAAACATTTCTCTAAATTTTTTGGATCTTCTCTACCAGATCCTACACTCATTATTTCTGATCCGCACGAATGACTACATCCAGCAACTAATAATATTTTTGACATCATTTAATTTCCTTTGATAATAAAATATCCGCAGCACAGTGACATTCATTTTTATTACATATTATACTGGTTGTTGGCCAATCTACACTGGTATTTATATTTCCAATATTGCCGCCGACTGCACAATTGCCTCGATGTACTCTGCCGTCGTAATGTACAAACAGACTTTCTAATCCTACATTACAAGTCCATCCTTCAAAATTAGTGTTTTGTGAGTTTGTTAACCCACTTACAAACTCGTATGAGAAGTCTTCTTTAGTATTTGATACATCTACTATTTCTGATCGGATATTAATATTCCTGTAAGTAGAAGGTAATGTAGCCCATCGTTGAATTATCGGAGTTTCATTTAAAAGTTTATCTTGCTCTGCTGTGTAATTTATTACACAGAACGGGTCGCCAATTCCAAAATTATCTAAAATCCTTACAATTTCTAAAGAGATCATCAAATCACTATCCTTAAGCCTATTATAAAACGCTATGCATTTGTCCCAGTGATCAGGGTGCATCATTACACGAACTGTTACTCCGGTTAATTTTGAAGTTACTGCAATTTTTTCAAAAAATAGATCTTCATCGTTCTGTGTTAACATAAACTCAGGATGATAACTACAACCGATACTAGACATTTTAGACGCTATTTTGCCCCACCATTGTACTGATTTTGCTAAATTAGTCGTAAGTGTTACTGAGCCGCCTCGATCATAAATCAAATCTACCATTTCTTTAAAGAAAGGACTTATCGACGGCTCGCCGCCTGCTATACTAAAATGCAATTTACCGTATCGATCGAAACATTCATTGATAAACTCTTTAGCAGTATTCCATTCATAATGATGATTTTTTCCTGTATGCAAATCAGCAGGGCAATATGAACAACTATTTGTACATATATTATTAATTACCCAGGTTATTACTACAGAATCCGAAAGATTAATTATTTTATTATAATGTTTTCCGTTATAATTAATCAGTGCTGCTTTACTCATGCTAATGTATCCTTAAAAATTTGGTCTAACTGAGGAATAGACTCTTTGTAACTTACACCGCGATGCTTATCTAATACGTCTAGCGAATCTCTTAATAAAGTTAATTTCTTTATTGAATCGTTATTATTACACGGTATTGATAATTGATCGATTAGTAAATCAATTTTAATTTGTAATTCTGGAAACTGTTTTATCATACTACTATTATCGATATAATTTTGTAATTCATTAATAATAGGCTCACGAAATTTTTCAGGTATTATTGTAATTTCTTGGTGTGGAGGGTACGCTAGCAAATTAATGTTAAACGGCCATTCTTTATAATACGGATACAATTTTGATTGCTCGTCAATATACCATAACAATTTATGTATTTCAAATATATTAAATATACTTACAGTAGCGTTAACTAAAATTTTAATATTATTATGCTTCATATATTGTTTGGCTTCTTCAAAATTCTTTTGTATTTGGCTCCAGCGTGACGGGAATCTACTATACTCTTGTACTTCGCCTACTGCATCGATACTTGCAATCAATTCAAATTTCTTAAAATGTCTCATAGATTTGAGAAACTTTGCATTAAGATTAGTAAAATTGCTGCTAACAAATACTGTAATATTTTTAGCATAGTCATTAGTTACACAATATTCAATCATCTTATGTACTACCGGATTAAGTGTAGGCTCGCCGCCTGCAAAACTTAATACTTCAATTTTAGGGAGAAACATCTCAACTTCTTTCCAAAACTTTACCGACTCGGCCCAATCCGCCGTTGATACTTGTTCGAGCGGAAATCCTGCTTCCCAAATACCTGGTTTGTCAATCTTTCGAAAGAATGAGCCTCCTTTGGTTTCGATGCCAGAGTCTTTGCTCAAAGCTATAAATTCTTTTTCGATCTGCGACGAATCATAAGAGTTACATATTAAACATTTTAGATTACACAAGTTACTTGGTTTTAATTCAAGTTTTATTGGAGTATGAATTGCTATGCCACTATTGTCTAATGTATCTTTAACTAATTGAAGTTTATCTCTATCGTTGCTATATTCTTTAATACTGCGCTGTCTCATACTAGACTTACCGTCTCGATAACAAGTAGAGCAGCCGCCTACTTTCTTTTCGCTAGCAACATCAATTCGAACACGCTGTACTAAATCATTATTCCAAAAAGTACGTATTGTATTGTCATTGCTTATTCTTTCTTGATCGTAGAAACCTTGAGTAGTAAAGTCATTCCAGTAACAACAAGGAAATACTGCGCCGTTTGGACGAGTGCTTATTTCTAAAAACGGATAGAAACAAAATGTTTCACTATCTAGAATTGCTTCGCGTAACTTATCTAATTCATCCATTCATCATCTCTCTGTATACTGTACAATTATTTTAGATTTTTTTATCGTGCTTTTCAACTTCTTCTTTTACATAAAGCATTTCGGGCACAGTTGCATACATATTTTCGTTTCTAAGTTTATCCATTATTTCGGTATCTTTAACAAATTTTCTAGCAAACTCGAGATCAAACGGTTTAGTTAGTTCATGTAAGATATGCTCTAAACGATGTCTAATTGATGTATTATATTTCTTATCGTGATCAGCAATAAAATTATTTAATTTAATTATTGTTTCTTTTTTAAACCAATCTGGTAAAATTCTAACATTATATTTTTCAGGACGATCGAGATAATTTAAAAAGAAGTTAGTATAGTTATAACCTAACTTCTCATCTTTTTTAACAACACCAAGTTCTATTAGTCTCTCAACAATTTCTGGTATTCTAAATACATTCCAGGCACCTGTAGTAATTCCAGGACGAACAACAATATTATCCAATGTAGTCATTTCTTTTAAATTTTCCTCTACCTTGGCCCAATCAGTGCCAGCACGTATTAGTTCTGCGCGGTTATCAATCTCGTCTAAACTAGTCCATACTTCAATTTTGCCAGGTTCCCATTGTTTCCAATAATCTAATACACTTTTTCCTTTGTATGTTAACTTAGATGTATTTGTGTTATAACATATTTTAACGTCAAATCTTTTAGCTTTTACTAACATTTCAAGGATATACCAATGTTCTGGCATTAGTAGTGGTTCACCGCCAGCAAAGTAAATCTTTTCTACTTCGCCTACTTGACTCTCGAGAAATTTGTAGTTATCTAGACCATCAATTTCGTCAGTAGTAACTACTTTTTGCCAGTCTTCTACAGGCCAATTTAATTTTTTAGCATCGGGTAACCAGCTAGAACTATAAACTGGGCCGCACGAACGGCACTTAAAATTACAGAGATTACTGAATCTAAAGTCCCAATATTTTAATTTCATTTCTGTAACAGTACCATCTGCTAGTGTAGTTTCAGGTATTCTATCAATCACATGAGGAAACTCTCTCAGATGAAAGATTCTACTACTGTCCCCTGTAATAGGTTCTCGGTCAGTACAAGTCTTACAATAATTAGGAATTTCTCCGTTCAGCATATCAACTCGGAGTTTTTTCATCCTGTCGCTGTTCCAAATATCTTCAAATTTATCTGTTTTGATATTTCCTAAATTTGCAGATTCATGTTGTGACGTCAAACAACAGGGAATAATTTTACCATTAGGTTCTAATGCCATATGCATCCATGGAACTGGGCAAATAGAACAGTTTGCCTTTTTAACATCTTCTTTTGTATATGCTGTCATAATTTTATTCCTACTTATTAAGTGATATTATTCTATAAGATTCGTTGCTCATTGTTGATCCATTAAAAACCCAGCTTTTAGTCTTGCTGGACTTTGGTATGTATGCTTATAAAATTTACTTGCTTCAGCGTCTAGTGGTACAGTTGGAACAGGAATATCAATATAACTCTTAATAAGTTTGCCTAGCTTTTTAATTTCTTCTATTAGATTGTCCTCTGAAACTGTTTCAGTTGTTTCATTCCAGTAGTTATTTAGATAATCAAAATCTCTAACATTTACAAAATCCCAATCTGTAAACATTGTGAGGAAGAATCCTTTTCTAGCACCATATATTGACCAAAGGCCGTTGTTAGCATCTGCACCTACTGTCATCCATATATATGCTCTATGTAGATTGCGCCAATCGTTCTTAAAAAAGTCTTCTACAGCAGCAGGACGTGCTCCTCTGTCAAGACACATTTTTACGCCTTCGCGGAAACCAGCACGCCATGCTTGTTGAGGAGTAGCATTGTTCATAATTTTACTAAAACATTTTTCTATTTGGATATATTGAACATCCCAACAAAAGTCAACCTGCGCATGTTTATTATTAGGATCTGCTGCTTCATGAGTACGCATGTCTAGAACATACTTTTTAGGCCAACATTTTAAACCGCCGTTTCCGTAGATTAATCCATTTACTTGATTATTTGCAGCCCAGCTAATTACGCAATGTCCTAGGTCTTCGTTTTGAGCTAGGTCAATTTCTTGCTGTAAAAAAGTAGGATCTATAATATTGTCGCCATCGACAGTAATAAAGCGATCAGTTTCTGATAATTCAGCACAAGCCTTGTGTGCTGCATCTGATCCTTTAACCCCGTGGACACGTTTTGCCCACGGAACCTTTTGACATAGGTCAGCATAATTACGCTCTGCGTTTGGCTCGTCATAGCTTAGATAGATCATATCATAGTCTATTACTTTTAATTTGTTAGTCATTGCGTGACCTTATAGCTGTATGATTTAAAATATTTATTTGTGTATATACTTACTTCTCTTTGTTCGAATTCGAAGTCAAACTTGAAAGGTATTATTATAGAATTTTCTATTGCATTTCCTAATTCTATATATAAAGTTCTGTATAAAATATTTGGATCATCTTTTTTAGTAACACTTAACAGTATTTTATCGTGTGATGAAAGATTATTAGATCTTGTAAACTGAATAGTTTCATTACTTATTGATACTTTCCATGTGTTAGTGATAAAGTCTTGTTTAATTATTAAATCTGAAATTTCTAAATCTTCTTTTGGAATTTTATACAAAACTTTATCGTATAGAAATACAGTGTTACCTTCGTGTATATTTTTTAATATAACTAATTTAGTAACTATGTCATAAGAAACTTTATAATCAGCGGTCTTTTTTTCTCCTGTTAATAAATCTTTAACTTTTTTATGATCAAGTTCTAAGATTTCATAATTAGAATCTTCTTTTCTAGGAGAAATTTTGTCATAAGAAACTTTATAATCAGCGGTCTTTTTTTCTCCTGTTAATAAATCTTTAACTTCTTTATGATCAAGTTCTAAGATTTCATAATTAGAATCTTCTTTTCTAGGAGAAATTTTGTGAATTTCTCCAGACTTTTTATCATAATAAACATAAGAAATGTCAGCAGTTTGTGCATCTATTTTTATCTTTTCAAAAAGACTTTTTAAACTATTTGACATTTAGTTTTTTCCTGTACTTCAATTTCGCATTAATAGTATCGATAAAATCTTTTTCTGTATAATGAAAAATGCCGTGCTGTTGATGATTGCCTATTTTTAAGACACAGTCGGCATCGAGATATGCGCTGATATTTCGTTGCCAATTATTAGAAGACAATTCCCAATTTTGTATTTTAGATTTCATATGTACAAAGGTCGGAGTTGTTATGTTTGGATTGACTATTTGATGTTCGCAGTCTAGTATTTTTGCTACAATTGCTGTACATACGTCCATGCTTATAAATTCAGGACAATCGGCTTTGAGAAAGATTTTATAAAATTCTTGCCAGTTTTTTACTACTATTTCTAGTTGTGCAAAAAATTCTTGTGCAAAGTCACTCTTTTTAAAGTAATATACACCAGTGTACAAGTTAGATAGATTGTTGTTTACAAAAGTTTTTCTATAATAGTCACTTGTAACTGTTTCGCCTCGATAAGTCAGCACTGAAGATGTAAAGAATAAATTATAATTTTCTAAAAATTTCCACCAATGCGATATGTCTTCCAATACCAACATATCAGTATCCATAACTATAGTTTCGTTGTATGGAGTTGCATGATACACTTTCCAACGATTTTCTATTTTCCAATCTGAAGCTGCTGATAGGTCTTCCCAAGGAATTTCTATAATTTTATCAAACAACACTGCGTCTTTTTTTGTAATTTTTTCATTTGTAATTATAGATATAGGCAGATCAGGATTGGTTAATTTTAGACTGAGTGCAAGAACTACTGCTTGATCTATGTAATTTACTTTATAATTATTTTGAGCTAGAACTAATACTCCTTTAGTCATTCACAATCTCTCCTTGATTGTCTATTACTCTCTGCAAACTTAATTTATTCATAACATGTACATTTAAAGAATCAGTTTTAAGCAAAGTATATTCTCCAGGACGATCTTTTTTCCCTACTAAAAAAGTCATAGCAGTGTTGTTATGTTTGATTAACAGATCTTTGTCAGTTGTATAGTATTTTTTTCCAGGTAATTTTTTAGCAAAAGAACCCGTTTGAAACCCATTCATTATGTGAATTGCTATACTGAATACGTAGTCGTTGCGATAGATTGAAGAAGGGAGCCTGTACACTCGCACATAGTGATCCCACTCTTGTCGAACGTGTTTTACTAAGTCAAAGAAAGTTTTGTTGTTGTGTGTTTTTGTAAAATACACAACTGTGGCCCAATAGAAATCAACGCTGGTATCACTTACCTGTTTAAATTCTACAGTATTTCTAACTTGCGATAACTCATATGCATCCTTATACAGCATAAACTCATTAGAACTGTCAAATACATTTTTTAATAGACTGTTGTTTATAATAAAATCTGTATCCATTAAAAGTGTTTGGTCATAAGGAGAAAGATCATAAGCATCAACTCGGGTGCCGTTTTGCCACTGAACTGTTTTTTGACTGTATTCTCCGTCAAATAGTATTCGACGATTTTTATCGTCAGTATCGTTTACAGCAATAATTTTATCAAACACAGAAGCGTCAAGGCAATCTGTTGCGTAACCAGGACTGTTGGTTACTAGGCTAACAGGCACTTCTAAATATTTCTTTATTCTTTTTGCTAGGTATACAGACTGTTTTACATAATCAATTTGACTGTTGTTATTAGCAATTAAAAGTACGCCTTTACTCATGGTCAATTAATTTTTCAACACTTCTATTTGATTTTAATTTATTATACTCTGCGTGATAAGTGTTTAATGCATTAAAATACTGATCTTGTATGTCTTCTAAGAATTGAGTCAAATCAATAACTTCTACAGGTATTTCATTATCATCAACAAAAATAACATTTTCAGTATTGTCTTTTTCTACTAGCCAATTAACATAGTTAATCAGCGTTGTATTAATTGTAAATTGGCAACCTTTATAAAAGTAAACAAGACTTTCATTAAACTGTTCCTGTAAGACTCTGCGTTGATTTGACAGTGTCTGCATGTAATTCGCAAAGTCTAATGCTTTTTCAAGACGTTCGTCCATATATATATCTCCTAGTTTGTTAAAGTATATATGAAAAACTGTGTAAAGTCAAGCAGTTATTGACTAAAGCGTACTGATATTTGTGCCTGTAGGTAAATCCGCTGAAGGTATAACTACTGTATCTACTACAGTTCCGTTAACTGTTACCGATCCGTCTGGCTGTAATAATCTAAGTGCGCTGGTAAAGTCACCTAGTACTGATTCGTCGATACCAAAGGTTCTGTTGTTAGGCCGGCCATCTACAAAATCTATCTTAAATTGTATTTCTCTATCATTAAGCTGTAGTGCTGAGATGCGATAACGATTTCTAGCATAGGTTGCTCCGCCAGTCTGATCATAACATAGTTGATAAGTGCTAGTAAGATTATAATTACCAATCGAATAACTAGTACCTATTCCGTTATTTGATATAGTCTGATTGGCTTTAAAGCTGATAGTGCCCATAGCACTGAGTTGTGTTTGCCAGTCAACTGTTTTAGCTTGGCTTCCTGCATAATTTACAGAAGCATTAAATCTTACTTCGCCGCCAGAATTAAAAAATTGTCTACGTTGTAGTGCATCGTCAAACGTAACTTTTACAATATGTGTTATTGTACCGTTCCAGGCGCCGGTATTTGCGAAAGATCTTGTACTAAAAATCGGCGTGCCAACTGATGTTAACAAATTCAATTCGGCGGCCTGTGTTGCGGAATCTATTAAAAATCGATCTGTTTCTACGTTCGTGCCTAATGCTTCTAATGCTTGGATGTATGCTAATTCTATTTTGTCAGCACTAGGATTAGTGTCAAAACCGCCTTCGACAAACGGATCGATTGTTGTAGAAGAAACTCCAACTTGATGTACACGTAATCTTATAAGATCTATATAGAGATTTTCGTACTGTTCTGCGGTAACTTTATCAGTAGCTAAAGTATTAACGTCATAATCTCCTACAACAGCTACAGTAGAAAAGAGTTGTCCGTAGCCGTAATTAGGAAAAGACAAAGTAGAATCACCTAGTATTTTATTTACTAGGGTTCTTAAGGTGTTGTATCTACTAGCTGTTACAGGTATAGTTGTTGACATTTACAATTCTCTCAATGTATTTATAGTAATTATATACTAAGAGAATTTATTATGCAAGAGTTGAAGAGTTAAAGTACGACGGTGCTGCTACTTCTACATAATCGCCTGTTGCTCTGTAATGTCTTACAGTGCTTTCTAATCTGCCATCAACATTATTGTCTACGTTATTGTCTACAACTACATCGTTAAATTCAATTCTAAAAACAATTCTAGTATTTCCATCTAGTCTTGCTTTGATTGTATAGATGTTACCAGCGTAAATTGCACTGTAAGTACCAGATCCGATCTTTTGATAGATCACTTGTAAGCCGCCGTTTAGATCATAATTGCCTATGCTCGATCCGCCGCCTGTGGTAGATATAGTTGCGTTTGCTCCAAATTTTACTGTTCCTACCTGAGCACAAAGTTCTGCCCAGTCTAGTCCTTTGGGTTGACTAGCAACACTATTGTTGGCCTGAATCCAAATTTCGCTGCCTGTATTAAAAAAGTGGCGACGTTGATCTTCGTTAACAAAATTGATCTGTACTTCGTGTACAATTAATCCGTTCCAGGAAACTGTTCTAACGCTGCTTATGCCAGGTTCGATAGTAGCTTGACTGGGGTGTATTAGAAATTTATTTGCTTCGATCGTAGTCATTAAACGTTCAAAATCAGCAATACCTTTTTTATCACCATCAGCATCTATTTGTGTTTGACCTAGGTCGTTTACAAAAGAACTAGTTTCTTCAGCAACTACATTTAAATTTTCTATAACTTCAGCAATGCCTACGTCGCCTGGTCCAACTTGGTGTATCCTAGCACGAATCATATCAGCATACATATTATTTAAATCATCTGCTACAATAGTAGCGTTGCCGTCGTTGAGAACGTTAGCACTGGTTATGGTTTGCCCATAACCATTTTGTCCTGCACCATTTCCTAGAATAAGTTCAACTCGTGCCTGTAAGTTATTAAGTCGTGCTGCTGTGATTTCTGCCATGGTGGTTCCTTAAACTTTCAGTACACATTCTACTAGTTTTTCGCCCTCATCGCTGTTTGTTTCTAAAGCAACACCCACTAATCCGTTTGAAGCTATAGTTGACGCTACTCCATCTTTCCAAGCATATACAGCTTGACCTTTTGACACTGGTCCTACGATTCTAACAGGAACACGTCCTTTGAGACCAATTGCTTGCCCTTCGCAATCGCTGTTCATTAGGTAAGCAGGTTTATCTGAAATTACACCTATTGCTATATCACTAACTGTTGCTGCTCTTGTTTCAGCAGTGCCTCCTACTGTCATTACAGTTCCAACTGAATATTCTTGATCTGTTGTATACTTTTCTGCAAGGTCAGCGTAGCGAGCTTGTGTTGCGGTACCTTGGAATAGATTAGCAGCTAGATTTCCTGTTGCATCTCTCACTGCTACACTGTTGTTCGTTGCACTTACGCTGGCTGTGCGGAAATCTGATCCCACTCTTAAACTGGTTGCTCGACTTGCTTCTCCGACAAAGTTTACAGCATACACATCTTTCCAACGTATGCTTGAATTACCTAAGTCAAATGTATTGTCTGTATCTGGAATAAGTCCCACAGTGCTAGCTGTTACAACCGTTGTTAGTACACCGGCACTGTTAGTTGCTTTAATTTTAATTACACTGCTTTGACCTGTAACGTTTTGTAATACAGCTTGGTCGCCGTTTTCGATAATAAGTTGAAGATCTTGGCTATCACCCACAGTCAAGCCGGCTTCGCCAAATGTAACCACGCTGTCGAAACTTATGCCAGTTCTTCTAATATATTCTGCTGCTACAAAGCCGCCTAGTTTTTCTGCGTTTGAAGCAGTGCCCCAAAAATTAAAATCTCTACCTATTACACTAGTACTGTTAGTAATGCCTGCGCTGGCCAACTGTGTCCACTTTAAGGTAATACCTTTTTTAATTCTATCAAAACCTGTTATAGGAGTAGTTGCGTTAAGATCAAATTCGTTTGTGCTTACAACAAACACAATCTCGTCTTCGATAGTAGCAGCAATAATGCCTCGAGTAGCGCCTGTAGTGTCAAGTACTTCACGGCTTTGCATTTGTGTTACACCTTCGCCGGCATTTTGCGGGCCGATTAAGATATAACTAGTTCCATTAAATACATAAAGTTGATCGTTGCCGCTGTCCCACCAAAAATCACCTATTGCTAGTCCAGTAGGTTCTGTTGTAGCAATTTCTGATCCGCCTGTTGTACGAAATTTTGTTCCATCATAAAACTTTAACTTGCTGTTAGCAGTGTCAAACCAAATTTGGCCACCCAGGGGTCTTGCGGGCTGATTTGCTCCTGAAAAGTTTTCTAGTAGATAAAGGAAATTTTCATTTTGTATTTCGCCGTATCCAGCATAGTTTTTACCTATAAACTTTAGATCAGTTGTTTGATCTATTGTGCCGTCTTCGACCGCAGTTAGTAGTGTGTTGTTATATCTATCAATTTGATATGCCATTTAGTTTACCCCTAAACATTTATATTATTTATCGTTTTTACGAATATGTAGTAGTGCTCTGATATTGCCATACTGATCCAGTAGACTGGTACGTCATCATTGTTCTCGACGGTTCTAGCACAACTGTACCGCTAGCACCTTCGGGATCAAACACAATATCTTGTACTACTGATTCGTTTTGTGTTCCGTTTGAATCAACTGCTATCAGGCTGATATTTTTTACACTTTCAATGTCTACGCCTTCTACTGTTGCTCCAGCATAAGATGTTGTATGTATTCTTGCTATTTTACCTGTGTTAATACCTACAGGTGAATATAATTCAGTTAAAAAGCTGCCAACTGCTGTTTGAAGTGTTGCTCCAGCGCCTAAACCAGTGATGTCCATGCTAAAAACAATAGGTTCTATAGCAATTTGTGTATCTACATAAATCTTAGTAGCAGCATCTTGATTGTTTTCAGGATCAGCTAGACCTGTTATTTTTCTACTGTCTTGAATTGCAATATCACCGTTAGCAGTAATGTTAACACCGCTGGTTGCGGTAATATTCATAGCAGCGTTTGAACTGATGATTGTTCCATCAATACCAATACTGTCTACATTTAAATATAGCAGTGTACCAATCTCATCAAGATCTAATGCTTTTTGAACGTTAGTTAAGCTTGTATTTGTAATCTTATCAACTCCGCCTATTTTATATGTTTTAGCAGTGTCAGTTAAGTCTACATTAACGTTGGTGCTCCACGCATCTGTAGTGTTCTTCCAGGTCCATAGCTTTTGACCAACGTTACTAGTGTCAAGGATTAAACCAGCGTTGTCTGCATTAATTCCAGTTAGTGTTGAACCGGTTGATGTTTTGGCTATTTCGATATTTTTATCTTCTACTCTCAGAGTAGCGACATCAATACTAGTAGTAGCACCTTCTACTAGTAAATTGCCAGTCACACGTAAATCACCTTCGACGTCCAGTGTATACTGTGGAAGTCTATTTACATTGAATATACCAACTCTAGCAGTGCTTGCGTCAATGTATACACCATCTACTGTTAGAGCTCCGAAGGCACTACTGCGCACTCTAAGGCTAATGTCATGATCAGTTAGCTGATTTTCAAAGAAGAATCTTGGGCCTACAACTTTTTGAACATGGTTTTGAGATAGACCAACTGTTAGACCACCTGAGTTTTGTATAGTCAATGTTCCTGTTGTAATCCCGTTTGCGTTTGATGGTAGAAAACTGTCAGCTGTTCTAACTACGCCGCCTGCAGTGACCAACGCATTTGCTGAATCTGCTATACCTCTGTATTTAAAGTTAGCTTTGTCAATAATGTTAAATCCGGGGAATATAGTTCCGTTAGGATTAGTCGCTGTAACAAGTCCGCTGATTCTTTGACTAAAGATTGGAGTAAATTCGATATTACTAAACAGTCCAACTAGTTGATTGCCTACAAATAGATTAGCCACTGTTCTAGAACGGCTTTGTTCGTCTAGTATACTACCTATTTGAAAGCCGCTGACACCTTGTTGTTCGGTATATTGTGGACCAACCAGTATAAGATCAGTTCCATCAAAAGCATACAGTTGATTTCTTAGATTGTCAATCCAGAGATCACCTGCAACCATCTGAGGGCGAGTTGATTGTACAAATGGTCCGCCGCTTGCTTTCCATACTGTACCGTCATATACTTTGAGTCTTTGGTCATTGGTGTCCCACCATAGCTGACCAGTTAACGGATTGCTAGGGGCCGCAGTGTTAGCAAAGTTTTCTAATAATTTAATAAAGTTTTCGTTAAAAAATTCACCGTAGCCTGTGTAGTTTCTGCCAACCAACACAAGATTAGTGCTGTTGGTATCGATTTGGCCGTCGATCAAATCAGTTAACAGTGTCCCGTCAGTCTTGTTTAGTTGATAACTCATGTTTCTGTTCCAGTATAGATAATATAATTCACAGCTAGGTATGGGTTCATTACGCTTAGAGGATCTCCTAGAGAACCAGTTGTTTGTACACCGCCGCTGGACGCAAGACCCTGTGTACCGCCAAGACCAGGTTCGATAGTTAATGTTACAGCATTGTCATCAACTGGTTCACCGGAGCCAGCACGTATACCGTAGAACTGTGTTCCGCTTTCGCCTTCTAGATCGTGCTCGTGTTCTGGTAAGTTGTTAACCCCTACTGTTGTAGTTTCGCTACCTGCGTTTCCGCCTATAGCATCAGCAGCAATGTTAGTAACTCTGTTAGCACTTGGCCCACCTAGATTATCAAGACCTAACGGAACTCTGCCTCTCATGTCAGGCAATGCAAAAGTGTTAACTCCACTGTCACTTAGTAGAGACGGGTCTCTAAAGTTGAATCTAATTGCTTCGAATAATAGAGTATAGTCTGATTTAAAAACTTCTGATCCGTCACAGAGTAGCCAACCTGCGGGGGCAGTTTCTCCTCCAAAGGGCATCATAGCACCAGCTGGAATAAGCGGAATGCTTTTTAAGAAGTTGCGTTTGGTAATTTTGTAAACACCAGTTTCGCCGATTACTCTATTGATAAGGATTTCATCAGCATTATTAGCATCAAATATTGTTTCTTTGTTTGATATAAAGCTGTTGGCAATTCTCACGTCAAAAGTTTTTGTAGTTCCGCCGGTTTGACCATCAAACGCAAAGCTGGTATTTTCTACGTCGCCGCTTACACCAAAAGTTGTAGCACTGGCCAATCTGTCTGCTGATCCTGCTCTACCGCTGACTGTACCGCTTACGTTGCCTTGTAGATTACCAAAGAAAGTCTGAGCATACACTTGATCGTAACGAAGATTAGTAGCACCTATGTTCCTTGTAACATTTTGATCAGGAACAATGTTTCCTGATATAATCGTGCCGCCGACATCAAGGTCTGCACCTATATATGCGTTTAGTGCTACAGCTAGGCCGCCTTGGGTAACAATCGACCCTGTGCTGATATTAGAACTGTTAACTGTACTTTCAACTCTTAGTACACCTGTTTGAGGTTCGCCTGTTTTTGATGATATCTTAATGTTGCCTCTAATATCAAGGGCTTCTTCAGGCGCAGCATTGTTAATACCTACTAGGCCAGCACTGTCAATTCTCAGTATAGTAGGTGTGCTGGTTCCACTTCTTAAACGGAAATCAATATTTGATCCGCTGGTATTGTGTTGTATAACCCCAGCTTCGCCATCTATACCAATACTAAGCTGCCCGCCTGTGCCTATTTTTAAACCTTCGTTGTTTTTAATTCTAAGATCAAAGTCTGTAGATGAGCTAGCATTGCCTCTTAAAAAGTTACTAGCAGGAATAGTCTGACCTGCAACTACTAGGTTTTCTGCTTTTTCCGCAGTGCCCCAGTATTTTAGAACATTTGTGCCTACCAATGCTTCAGCACTGATATTCATGCCTGGATTAACACCGCTTCTAAAACCTGGTATTGCTGTTTTAGGAACAAACTGTTGCGCACTGATTATTATAGCAGTTTGATCTTGTATTTTTATCGAAAGCACATTATATGTTTGATCATCCGTACCCACTATCGATTCGGCTTGTGCTCCAGTTAGTAGTCCATCGCTAAATTCTGGGCCGACCAGTACCCAACTTGTACCAGTAAACAGATATAGCTGCTGACTTTCAGTGTTTACCCAGAGATCGCCTGCGTTTGAATTTGCTACAGCAGGTTCTGCGTTGGCTTTTTTAAGACCACCTGATGCGACCCAATTAGTGCCATCATATATTTTTAATTGATCTACACCTAAGCTGGTATCATACCATAGTTGTCCTTCTACTGGACGCTGTGGTGCAGTAGAATTAGCAAAGTTTTCTAAAAGATGTAAAAAGTTTTCAGCAAACACCTGTCCATAGCCTGTGTAGTTTCTTCCTACAAATACTATACTGGTTTCATCATTAATTGTACCGTCTTCAACAGTAATAATGCCTTTGTTAACAAAGTCGGTATATTTAATTTCGTATGCCATTATCTATCCCTTACCCTGCTAAACTCTGTACTCGTACGGTATAATCTATCTGTATCAATCTGTTCAGTGACTTTTGTACAGGGTGGAAAATAACGTGAGTTAAAAGTCTGCCTGTAGCGTCTGGGTTATAACTACGCAGGCCCAGTTCATCAAATACAAACGCATCATCAGCATTGGTAGCTGTGTCAAATGCCTGTTGACCATTGGGTTCGCCATAGTCTAACAAACAGCTAACAAGAATGTCAGTATAATTTGTGCCGCTTACATGACGTGTTTCAATTTTGTTGCGAGCGGAATCAGTGTTGTTTACGCTGCGATCATCTACAATCTTAGTATAGGTTTGATTGTACAGGCTAGCATTAGTACCAGTTGAGTTTGGTGTAAGATATGTAATCACACCAGTTTGGTCTACAGTAGTTCCGCCGTTACCAAAGCTCATTTCGTATATAAACCCTTGGCCAGCGTTGCTCAAGCTTTCAGCAAGAGCAATACTCATATTTTCATAATGAATGGCATTTCTTTTGTCAATATAGACATGATTAGTTGTAGGATCGAATATCTTAATATGACCTTGTATTCTTACACCATTGTTGTCTTGCATGTTTCCGCTCATTGTTTTTCCTATACTGTATTTATTCTGGTAGCTCAGTTGTTCCAGCACGTAAGAATCTTGCTATGCTATTTTCAGCAGTTGACAGTGATTCTCCCAGTCTAGTCCAAGTTTGTCCTATTTTTTTGACCACTGTGATTCTAGTTTCGTTTGCAGGAATTGTCGAAGTACCTAATGCTGTAGAATTACCATTTTCGTCTAAGTAAACGTCAGTAACTTCGAGTTGGATGTCTTGGATATTTCTAGCAGCAATTTGTGCAGATGTATACAACTCCGATACTGGTATTGTTAATATGTCGCCGACTTTATAATTAAATCCGCGATTTGTTGCTCTACTTACAGAAACTACTCCATTAGTTAGTGTAACATCAAACTTAGCAAATAATCCAGAACCGCCGGCTGCACTTATAGTATATATTGTAGGTTGTATAATGCCCGAGTCGTCTTTGTAAGTACGAGTATCAAGCACTGGATCTAATTGATATTTTTCTGTATCAATTATTGTATAAGAATTATTCTTTTCGATAAACTCGTTTATCGGGTCAACTCCAAATTCTTTCAGTGCTATTGTATCGCCTTTCGGACTATCAAGTGCTATAGTAGCATTAAACACGTCTAGTGATGTTTTTCGCAGGCGTGTGCCGCTACTAAACACTTCTATATTATTGTCTGTTATAGTAAATCCAGGCACAAATGTATTTGTTACCTTAATAATATCGTTATCTGTTGTTTGTTCGTTATATACCAGTGTCTGATCCTTGTATGGAACAGTCTTGCTAGCATTTTGATCAAACAGTTTTTCAGCCGCAGGATGAACTACAGGAGTACCTGTGCCCAGTGTACCTCTGCGCAACTGACGCAGTGTATTTCCTTCTTTTACAAAGTATTCAATACGTTCGCTGTTGATCCAAACGATGCCGGGCAAGTTGCCGCCTTTGTTTGGTTCTGCTAGATCTGTTCCGTCTACTACTTCAATTCTTAGATCATAATAGTTTAATGGTTGTGCAAGTGCTGTTGTTGCAGTGTCGAGACGCTTGAAGTGTGTACGATTCAGCATATCCTTAAACTGTCTGTAGGCAAATCTTGGCGCATTTACAGGCATAGTAAAATGTATTATGTCAATGACATCATTTGCCGCTGGCAGACGTACTAGTCTAACCTTGGTTCTATCATCAGTTACATAATAATCAACGCTGGGTGTTAATAGTTCTCCATTTACAGCTACCCAAACATACTCTGCATCAACAGCAGGTGTTCTCAGTGCTATTTCGCCCACTGTTAATCTATTGTATGTAACATATTGTACATCTTCAGGTATTAGTGTAGTTCTAGCAACTACATCATAGTTTATTCTTTCAATTCCTAGTACGTTGTGATTGCTAAATTGATAAATTTCTACTGTAGTGCTGTTAGTCGGAGCAGTGTTTAGTATAACAGTCTTGTTTGAAATTCTGTAGTCACCATCTGTAATCACATAGACCTCAACAAAGTCGCCTGGAGCACCAACTTCATCTGCTAGTATAATGCTGCTGTTGGCAATTTCTAAACGCCACTGTACTGGAGACACAATTTCAACTCCGTTAAGGAATACACTAACATCCTCAACTCCCAGCGATCCCACTGGTTGTTGGAATGTTTCAAGCGCAAACTCTCTTTCACTTAGTTGAGAAATTGTAAATTGCTTGTTATATCCAGCGTTTAGTATAGTGTTGCCGACTTTAACTAAGATGTTGTGTTCATTTGGCAGAGCATAGAACGGTGCAGACAACAGTTCAAATTGTGTATCTGTACCATTGGCAACGAACGTGTCTTTTGATACTTGACTATAGTTTATTTCTGTGTTAGTATTAAATATAACCCAGTATATAGTCTTATCTGCTGTGGTAGGAGTATCAAATCTAAATGTTGCTCTATTATCGTCCTCAAACAGTGTAACAGTTTCAGCTTCTCCGTCAACAGTTACATAGACGCTGGCAGTGTCGACCCATTCTACACTAGTTTTGTAGTCAGTTTGACCTTCCACAGATGTAAAGAATCCGTAGTCCATAATATCCTGTGTACCAAGACCCATTGTGAGAATGTTTAGTTCTACGCCGTCAACTGGGTTAAGAATAGTTACAGTGTTGTCGGTCCAGTCTATAGTATATTCATCGTCTGCTAGGATTTCGTTGTCTAGTTTTACAAATACACTGTCGGCGTTGCCGGGTGTTGTGCCCAGTGCGTACTGTGTTATGCTTGCGTCCATAATATAGCTTTGGCTATATATGGTGCCTTGACCACCGCTTTCTCTAGTGTAAACTTTGATGTCAAGTGTATCAAGTACTTGGCCTGGGACTAGTTCTTCTGGGCCGCTGCTGGTTGTAGGTGTTACAAAGCCATCACCGTCTACTATGATTTCTTCTGGGTTCAGACCTTTGGCAGTTTGGTATGACAGGTCACCGCCTGACAGTGCTACATCATAACTCAACGGATCAGGAATAACACTACCATCGCTGGTAATTTTTCTAACAATTAGAATATCACCATCTAGTAGCGATATACCTCTGTCATCAAGGTCTATAATTTTAGTAACGCCATCGCCTGTGATACTGTTGGTAATTGCTGTTGGATTTACGGGTGTGCCTAGGTCGTAGTCAGGGTCGTCAAGTCTTACACCATTTTTATAGATGTTGTAAACTATGCCATTTTCTAGAACATTGGTCAATTCTACAGCAATAGTAGAACCGTCGGCTATGAATACTTCATCTTCAAACGTGTTGTCAAAAGTATCCCAAGTATCTGTATACCATCCTTGACTGTCCCAGCCGCTTGGTCCGCCGAAATCAAATCCGCGCACTTCAACTCCGCCATAGTCTACACCACTCATAAGCTGTGCTAGATCGTTGCCCAACATACCTGCTACTGGTGTATAGGCGAATTTGATTCTATCTTCCGCACTCAACATGCTGAGAGGTCTGTAGTATCCGACTGTGATGGTTGCTTCATTTGCAGGAGGACGAGTAAACGTTATACGACCTTTTTGATAGGAATATCCGTCTGTAATTTTCTGTGTGCCTGGGCCTGCTGCGCTGTTTACATCGCCATAATTAAACTCTTTAGCAAGTGTTTCAGCAGTTGGTATATAATCGACATTGCTGTAGGTATATTGACTTCTTAATTGTTCTACTCCGTTGACAGATATCTTGACTTTTCTGTTGTCAAGATCCATTGGCCATTCTAGATTAAACACTGTGTTGATGTTTGTTCCTGAGAATGTTTCTGTTTCTGCTAGATCTTCAAAAGTGTAAACTCCTGCTGTTCTATCAAACTTGATTCTGATGCTGGGTGTTCTTACTAGACCATTGCCCAATATAGCACTGGCTGCGGCGACTACTCCATCGTCAGTCTGCGGGCCTTCAATAACAACACGGGGTGTAGTGATATATCCACTGCCAGGATTAGTTATTTTAATTTCGGTAATACGACCGTAACCTAGATAAGCTTTTGCTGTGGCTCCTGTGCCTTCACTTGATTCAAATCTAATTCTTGGTTCACTGGTATATCCGCTACCTGGGTTAGCTATTTGTATTTCTTTTATACTATAACCTATGTTGTCTGCCCAGTGCTTTCTAGGATATGACTCACTCAACACATTAGCCCCAACCAACACACCGTCTTGTATAACAGCTCTGCTGGCTTCTATACGCTTGGTCAATCTGTCGTAGTAAGGAGCATTGTCAAAATCAGTTACACTGCTGTTGGTGCTGTCTAAGCTAGTGTACGAGCTAATGAATTCTCTAATCTTAGTGCTATATGGCTTAACTTCTTCAACATAGGCTTCGAAACTTGGAAGCTTGTTGTTTTCAAAGTTAATTTTTTGCTCAAGTTCTCCGAGATTATGCTTGACATTAACAAAGCTAGACTTGAACATCCAATCAACTCTCTGTTGCTCTGATAGGATGTAACGCAGGCTAGCAAAGAACAACTGATTGTATTCTACTGCTAGGTCTGTGACGAGAATATCGTCTCTCAGTGTTTCTAGAATAATTCTCAACTCTTTGGCAGGATTGTTATCGTAGAACCAGCTGTCAAAGCTGCGGTTGTCGAAGCCTACTGTGTTTTTACTAAAATCATAGAGACTGTCGCTGAATTGTACAGTTCCATTTTGACGACCTATGGTTTTATAGTTTATAGTGTAGTCTTCTGTGTCTTCGTTGGCAACTTTTTCTAACAGTAGCCAGCCGCCAGTACCCACATTATTGATTTTAACTATATCACCGACTAGGTCATCTAAGCTGGTTAATAGATACGCTCCTTCGATTTCATAATCTATATTTGTAAATTGATTGAAGCTAGACGCATACCAGTCAGCGTAATTCCAGTATATACTTACGTCAAAGTCTTGTAGGCTGCTTCTGAACCAGGTGTTAGCAGTGTCGTTCCATGAGTACAATGCCCACTTTCCGTTCAGTGTTTCGTCACTGTTTACTAGTACAGAGAATCTTCTTGTATTAACTAGAGTGCTTTCATTATAGCCGCTGCCGTCATTTACAACTTCGGCTGACACAACCTGTCCTAGATTGTTTATAGTTAGTTCAACGTCAGCATTAACTCCAGTGCCTACAATATCTACACTAGGTGCTGTTTTGTATCCGCGGCCACTGTCAACTATGTCTACACGTATTAGACGACCGTTTAGAATTACTGGGCTTAGTCTAGCAGGTGTTACTTTGTTAGTGCTTACAAAACGCAGTTCAGAATAGGTATCAACTGCTAGGTCATACAGCTTTGTGGCTGTCGACGGTGTTGGCTCTTTTTCAAAAAGTCTGTCTATGTCATATTGGTCTACAACAAGATTTTCTGCTAGCACTAGGTTGGCACGTTCTATAGTCTGCTTGAGTGCTTCTATTCTGTTGACAAACATGCCCTGTCTTGGACGGTTCTGTATACCATAACGCTTGGCTATAGGAATATTAGGATCAGGCACTGGTCTATTGTTGGTGTCAACGCCTATCAAGCTGTCAAACCACTTGCGTTCAATGTCAGCATCAGGACGACTGCGATCTAAGCCGTCTGACATTAGACGATACTGTGCGTGAGTGTTTTGTAATTTTTGTGAGCCAACATTGTAACGAATGTTTAGAACTAGATCATCTGATGTTACTAGGTTATCAAAATTGTTAAGAACAAATTTATTCTCACTTAGGAAACTAACAAATCTGTATCCCTGTTCTCTTGGTCTGGCTACTAGATTAGCCATTTCAAATGTACTGATGCTTCTGTCTCTAGTAGATGGAATTGTTCTCTTGTTTTGTACCCAGTAGTAATACTTGGTACTGAATATTTGGGCGATATCATCGTATGTCAATCTAGCACTGTACTTGCTGTTGACGTAAGGAGCAGTTCCACTTACGCCCAGTTCGATACCTTCATCAGTATCTGCTAGTTGATTCCATTGACTTGGTAGATATTCACTTTCTACCCATTCATAGATATCAATAGTAGCATCAGGCATTAGTCTATTCCACTCGTTCTTTTGGAACGCAGTAGTGCCCTGGTATGCGAAACTAAATCTAGCGGTATTGATGTTCCACCATGTTTGACCTACGTGTTCACCTGCCCAGTATCTGCTGGGATCAACTGTTAAATCTGTTAGATCACCTACGTTGTAAGCAGCAGGATCAAATCCTATTTTGTAGGTCAATTCTTGTTCTACAATACCAGGTATCTTGCCCTGTATAGGATCAACATAGTCAACATAGCTGACTATTTGATTTGTACGCTTGTTATATAAGAATACACCTTCAATTCTCGATACATCTACAGGAGTTACGCTTGATCTTAGCGTATTCCATGCTGTATCGCCTTTTGGTTTTCTGTAGTCTACCACAATGCCCTTGCTTGAATCGCCAGCACTGTGTGAAGGCACGCCCACATACACATGGTTAGCATTGGCTAACAGTATTTCGCCAAACTCTGACTGAGCAGTGTCGTAACGGAATTGTTCGCTGTATACTAGTCTATCATTTAATTCTTCAAAGATATAAACTACACCTGTGTCTAGTTTGATATTTCTAAAATTAGTGAATCCGTTGTCAAATGTTACGTCACCGTTGTCAAAAGTAGTTGGTATTCTTTGATCGCCATTTAGACTCGAAACTGCTAAATTATCTTCGCCAAAACTAATATCATATCCAAACTGTTCGCTTTCTTCGTTGTTTGGAGGAGTTAATGTTTGACTTAGTACAAACTCTCCATCAACTTGTGTATAAACATAAACCTGTCCTTGATCAGTTTTAGCAGTATCGTCAAGCGGAGCACTGATAGCAAACTGTGTGCCAGCTGGATTAATAGTGATCTTTCTAGCCCAGTTGATAGTGTTTTGTAGCTGCGGTGCGTCAATAATTTGATCTAGCAGATACTTGTCGTCCGTTTCTCTGTAGATCAACACTTTGGTTTCGCTAGTGCTGCTGGCATCGACTAATTCAGCAGTTACTACAATTACCTGTGCGTCACCACTTACATCATACGCATTGCTAAACTGAGCAATATTTGTAACTGGGTCAAACACTGCTTCATCATAAGATGCTATATCTGTTAGGTTTGGCAGATATCCTACATAATCAATTAGATCAGTTATCTCTGCCCACACAGTTGTTGAGAACGGTTCGTTGGCAGCTATGTTAGTTGTAGCTCTGTAGAATTTGTTGTTGAATCGTACAATGCTACCTACTGCGTAACCATAGCTGTTGTCCCAGTCTCCTCTGTAGTCAGTGTCCTTGCCTCTGCGCCAGCTGATATTGTTCCAATAAATAGGATCCTGTATTCTGTTTTCAGTTTCTGACATATTTTTAAGAGCAACGTAATAGTCATCTCTATAAATTACAATATCGCCTTCTGAATACGCAGTAATCTGATATTCGCCACGGAAGCGATCAGTAGGTTTGACGCCATGACGGAATATTTCTATACTGCCTGGATGTTCTCTTCTCTCTGTTGAGTCATCTCCAGGAAGCACAACACTATTGCTTGAAACAAACAGTGTGTAGTAGTTGTCAACCTGTTTAATTTTAACTGATTTGCCGAATCCTCTGTTGGCTGTTCTGTACTCGCTTACAAACAGTTTTTGGAATCTATATCTTCCGTCTGGTAATTTACGGAATATTGCTACAGCGCCTTCACCGTTGGGGCCTGCTGTTCCAAATTCATCAGCTGAAATGTGATATACCTGTGTATAATCTTTGTTTAGACTGAACGGTGGGTTTGGTAATCTTTGTACACCTTGTTCTATTATTTCGTTAAAGAAGAAATACTCTTCATCTACCACTGGCGGTATTTCATTCCATGCTCTAGTATCGTTAAAATCTGAACTGTGTTCAAATACTATTAATTTTCCAACTTCATTTGTTCCGACAGCGATATCATTTCCTGGATCGTTCACAGTTCCGATAACACGGTCAACATCGCCCGGGCCTCTAATTATATTGTTGGCGTTGCGTCTTATTTCGTAACGTCCAATATTATTTTGTTGTAACCATGAGCCCGATAATACTTTTACATAAACTCTTACACTATTAAAATTACGTTTCATATACATAATTTCTGCACTACTGGTTGTTGTAGTTGTAAGTGCTAGGCCGCCTGCGCCATCTCTCGGAGTTTGTACATCTTCAATAATGTCTCCTACTTGCGGCTCGAAAGGAAATCCACCAAAGTCAAATCTAGTAAATTCAAAATCAATATATCCGTCCCATAGATCATATATAGTCTGTGTTTTATTAGTTACAGAATAGTTTCCAGTAATTCCAGCAGTTTCTAATGCATCGGTCAAATCTCTATTGTCTAGGTCGTACACACGGAATTCAAAGCTGTCTCCTGTAGACAATGTGTCAGTAAATAATTTACCTGCTCTTACAACCCAAAGGTCACTAGGAATTTGTTGTTCTGTACCGTTAACACCGTCAGCGCCTGCTGGGTCGCCACGGTATGACAATTGAGTAATAACGCTTACTCTATTTCGATTGAGAACATAGTTACCAATTGTAACTATTGTGTCTTGAATATTGTAATAAGAATTTAACGATCTATTAGAATCTTGTAGACGAATGTCAGCATACACTAAGCCTCGGCCTATATCATAGTAACGTCCATTATTAGAATAACTAGGGGTTTCGATATACCAAAAACCTGCTACTGCATCGGTTGTACTGAATGTATTCTCTTCTGTATAAAATCCTACAAAGTCTACATCTTCAATAAACAATTCGCCTGTGATATCAAACGTACCGTTGGTATCTTTTAGATACAATACAGTACTGTCTCTGCGGGTGCCTACATAAGCAACTTCGGCTTGGCCAGTATCTGTTGTAACTGTATCTCCTACGCCAGGCAGGGTAATAAAAGTCTCTATGAAAAATACATGATCAATCTTTTCTATGATTTCATGATCTTGCTGTAAAAATTCAGGAGTTATCTGTGGTATTTCGCCGTCAAATGGCAGGAATACATCCAGTGTTGGATATGCAAAGCTGCGTCTGTTCCAAAATAGATTTACGACATCACCAGCTTTTGTACCTAGATACGTGTCTCGAGGAGCTCTTACTAGTAGGTGATCTACTGTGTTGCCTTCTAGACCAGGGTCGCCTGCAACTAGCAGAGTTAAGCTAGTTGAGTCCGCATCTGCGCTGCTGGCTATATTAATGTAATTGTCAAATGTGCTGAATGGCTGTGTTGTGATTTGTGGTAGAATTTCTCTATTTGCTTTCCAGAGGCTGTCGCGGTCTTTGACTATATCATTTTTATTGTAGGCAGCATCAGCATCAAAGTCGCCTTTGAATCTTGTGTTAACTCCGCTGGCTGTTGGCAATCCTACTACTAGATATTCGCCGTCTTCAGTTACATCTAAACTAGAAGCAAATCCACTATCTGAAACTGTGAATAAATCACCGTCGTCTAATACCAATTCTTGGTCTATATTAAAATTAAATGTTTCTTTGGTTCTGCGATAGTAAAAAATCTTGCCGTTGCCGTCGCCTGGGGCTGCTACAAATAAATTGTTGTTGTCAGGAGTAGCTGCTATGTTGGTGCCGAAATCTTGTACAGTGCTGTCAAATTCAGAAAGATTTACAAGTGTCTGACGGTTTACGTAAACAGGATCGTTTTCTAAAACTGACCAGTCTCCATTATAATTGTCGACCCACACACGCTGTTGGTTGTACAATTTTTCTTGTGCTAGCTGTGCTAATTCATCTAAATCGTCAACTCTTACACTTCTTAATTTAGTCAGTATATAACTCTGTGTAGCAAAAGGAACAATTTCATTATCTTCAGGAACCTGTATTTTAACTTCTTCTAGGCTTACGCTGTCTACTTTGTAGATGCTGTTTATGTTAAATTCTTGTGCTGATCTAACACCTACAAGATCGCCAGCCTGTACATGATCCTTGGCCCATTTGTCTAGATAGAGACTGCGTAAAGGTATCCCTTCGCTGTTAAGTTCTTGACGATCTTCTAGTTCAATTACGTTAGCATTGGTTGACACATGTTGGTATACGTCCCAGGGTGTAGCATTTACTTCAGTGACCCATACATATTCGCCGAGTCCCAGTTGATTCACATCACCTGTGTTAAGTTCGTCAGTGGTGCCTGCTATAAATGTAACATCTTCTTCGTTGACATAGCCTGCTGAACGTATGTATTCGTCAACTAACGGTTTAGTTGGGAAAGGTGTGTGATCATAATCTGCAGGGCGATCATACATTTCAAAAGGCAGTATACGATAAATTTTATCAAAGTTAACAGCAGGTATACTGTTCACAAGTTCTACTGATTGCGGTGATTCTTGAATTTTGTCCTGCTTGAGATTGATTTCTATTTGCTGAATATTATCCACAGCACCATATCTGCCGACCTGTAGTGCCCATTCTTCAAAGAATTCTAAGCTTTCTTCGCCAGCACTGCTGAGTTTGACAAACATCTTGTCAAGAGCATTTTTAGTGCCTTTGTCTTGAATCATTCCTTGATAGAATTTGTATTGGCTTACATCGTCGTTGATAATGTTTGCTAGATACTGACGCTTTTGATAACCAGTTAGGTGCTGTGCCATCTTTTGTAGTTCAGCATCAAATCCGTCTGTGTCGAGATCGTAGAAATCTGCGAACTGATTAATTCTGTAATCAAAGTTTGTGATCAGTTCAGCCTCTGGCTTTTCATTTAATCTAAACCAGAAGTTGCTGTTAAAATCTTTAGTGCCCGGAGCATTTTCTGTAGCCACATAGAAGAATTGCTTGTATTTTACTAGGCTACCGATGGCATAGTCTTTCCACTGTGTCCATTCTGTGGTTTTGGCATCATCAAACACAAATCCAGGAATGTTTAAGCTGCCGTTCCAACCGTCTGAACGATATCCTGCTACTTTAATTCTGTCTCTTCTATAACCAGTGCTGGGTTGATAAAGAACGTCGTTGAATATAGTAAGATTGTTGACCAATACAACATGCTCTTTTTGTACAAGAGGTAACGCAATAGAATACAGGCCTTCGTCTGTGCTAACTATTTCAAGACCGAAACTGTTTTCATCTCTTAGCAAACTTCCAAATTCTCTTGGAAGTGATTGTCCGTCTGATTGAAGTAAGCTGTAGTTATAAAAATCATCATAGATATCATCAACTACTACAAATTCTCTTTGGAAGAAGAATCTGTTGGCAGCAGGAGAAAGTGTAATAACAGTGCCACTGGCCCAACCCTGTGTGGTCCAGAATAAGAATTCTCTAGCGGCGGCATTCCAGTTGTTTACACGACCTTCAGATTCTACAAAATTAAAATCAAATCCAAGGTCATTTAATCTTGCGCCATATCCTAATAGGAAATCAACTACGTCTTGACTGGTTCTCAGTACTGTGCCGTAAGGTATAGAAAGAGGTTTTCTTGATTCAAAGTTTTTCTTAAACTCAGCAGTTTTTCCTCCTACTATCGGAAGAGCAGGCAGTCTTGCTAGATTGTCTGTATTAAAAGTGTCACCCGAAGTAAAGGTTGCTGTTGCTCTATAGAATGTATTATTGAATTGTACAACTTGACCTTCTTGATATCTTTTGTCGTTTTCCCATTCTGCTGCTGTTTCTGATATACCACCCACAGTGACCGCTGTGCTGCTGGTTCCTGCTTGTGGAGCATAGTAATCGAAGAATGATGCGTCGTTGTTATAACCTCTAACAATAAATCCGTTGGCTACTTTTTCAACGGCCACACCACTGTACACTGCCAGTTCAATAGGCGAGCTGGTATTGAAGAATATTTGATAATTTTCTTGTGGGACAAAGATGCCGCCTTCAAAATTAGCACTGGGTGATCTGCTTTCTAGTATTAGGTTTAATTTTTGAGTATCGCTAAATCCTGCTAGTTTAAATCCTAGTTGATTTATTAGCGTTGTTAACTGTGTTTGATAATCACTGTATACTGCTAGTACATCGCTGGCTACTAGATTGTAGATGTAGTTTACAAATCCGGCAGTGAGTATTCTTTCGTCGTCAGCAAATGTGTTAGGGAATACTATGTCTGTGTTTGAGATAGGCTTGCTAGATTGTTGATAAACTTTTTGGCCGGCTAGGTTTCTTGATATTCTGCTTACGTCAAATCCTGCGCCCATTGTTTGTGCAGGCTTGTTTAACAACATACTGGTAATTAACGCAAACGGATATTGTGAACTTCTACGCCATGCTGTTTCTACAGGTGCTTCGTCGCCGAAGTTAAAGTTGCCAGTGCTCAATCTCAACACAAAATTCTTAACATAGCCGGAGCGTAGGGGAGATTTTAAATTGCCTTGATTGTCTGCTGGGATAAAGTTGGCCAGGCCGGCACGAACAAATTTATCCTTTACTTGTATTTCTTTACCAGGTTCTCTTACAATGCCCTGCTCTAGGTCTCTCCAAAGTATAAGGTTATCGCTGGTATATGGTGCTGGACCATAAACTGTGTTCCACCATGTTGGCTTGATTGTGAATCCCAACATTTCCCATGGATGTGAGTGAGGACGATCTGTGTCATACGCACGCTTGTACACACCTCTCCAAAATCCTGGTGCTAGTTCTCCTTGTGGATTGTTAGCATTTGAATAGTTGAATGTAAATTCGTTTAGACGATCGTAGAAGAAATTGTCAGTGTAATCGTTGTCAACCAGTTTTAACCATTGTGTAAATTCTGTTAACAGACTTCTGTTTAGTTCTGTTCTAGTAAATTCACTAGATCTAAAATCGCCGCCTGCAAATCCGTAGACGTCAGTTATATCTTCTGACCATTCAACTTTGATGTTGTTGAATATTCTTTTTTCTAGTTCTAAAAGTAGCTCGTCTCTATAGTCTAGGTATGCTCTAATATAGCTGCCGTCGTGACCTCTTACAAAAGGTATGCCCACAGGATACGCATCTATTTCAATATTGTCTTGGCCACCACGAGTGTTTTCTGCTGATGCTGCCATGTACAGTGTTCTGTTTAGACCTTTGAACTGTAGAGATTCAATTGTGCCTGTGCCTCCCAGAGCTGTGTCTGCTGCTCTAGCTGCTGAACGTGAAGTGTATACTGGATAGAACCATCCTCTGGCTCCTAGCAGCGGATGACCGTCGACTATAGAACCGTAGATTTTATATGGGCCTTCTGAAGCGGGCTCGTCAGTTTGGAAAGTATCATCAATAGTTAATTCAGGTTCGTACTTTGGATACAATCCCAACTTGCTAGGTGTTGGGGCAACAAAGCCGCCATCTGTTGTAGCATATTCTACTATTTCAATAGTGTCGCCTTCTCGTTGATCAGCACTGATAAGAGCATATCCATCGGTGTTAAATGTATAATCTCTGTTGTGTGTTAGTTGACGACCATTGAGGTAAATCAGCGCACTTCTAGCACTGGGATCGCTTAGAGAAAATGTTCGGCTCAGAGCATAGAATGTTGATCTGGGATCTAATACTTCGTATTCGATTCTATTGAACGGACCATAGCCTATCATATCTGAGAAATAGAAAGGCTGACTTTTGATCTTGTCCTTGTTCATTTCTGCTAGAACTCTGTCAACGTGTATTCTAGTTTCGCCGTCGAATCCCAGTGTTTCGGCAGTTTCTAAAAACACACGCTTGAACTTAGCATATTCATCTCTGCTGTATCTCAATGCCTTGACAATGTTGTAGTCTTTGGTGGTAAGGTGATACAAAGGTAGGTTGATTGGTCCGGTGTGCTTTACAAACTTTTTACCGTATCTGTCAATATCGCCAAGATCTCTGATGTTGCTGGTTCCTGGGAATACTCCGCTGAACTGATTCAGTTCTTCGACCATGCTGCTAACATGATCAATTACTTCGCCTAGTGTAAATTCAGTCACGTCTTGGTTCAGTGGATTGCGCTCAAGGTTATGAGGAAATTCATAATATCCGTTGACATTTTTAACTGTTGTGCTGCGAGTTTTTATTACAACTACGTCGCCTTCATTGAGATCTTGATAAAATCTCACAAACGCTCTTGAATTAATTCTGTCGATTTCATAGTCTTGAAGTCTAACTTTTAAGCTGTTGTTAACCTGTACAATTACCTTGAGATCATTTAGATCGCCTGCACGATCATAAACGTCTACTTCAAAACTGTTGACTGTTAGATCGTCGGCGATGTACTGTGTTACGACATACTGCTTGCTTAGAGCAGGCACACTTGACCATCCGTTAACCCAAGCAAAGTCAGTTCTGGTGCGATATCTTCTTAGGTTTGCTGTGTCTGTGGTAACTGTTTCTACACCACTGTCAGTTTGTACTGTAAAACTGTCAGTAAGTAAATTGAAGTCAAACAGTATGTCACCGCTGTTTTCAATATTTCTATATGTTAGAGCAAAATCTAATTCAGGATCAGTCGAGCCGGTGTCCTGTCTATAGCTGAATATTTTTGTCCCTCTAAATGTAGCACTGTCAAACACATCAGTATCTGCGAACTCGTTGCCCTGTGGACAGCATAGATCAAACAGCGGAGGTTGGTTGCGCTGTGTTTTTTCCTGTGCTATTTGCCAGTCTGTACCATTGTAGAAAAATGTTTGACCAGCATATCTATTACCCTGTGTAACAAACACTGTTTCGTTTTCTAAAGGATCAGTGTCCGCTGTTTCAACTAGACTAATCTGTCTGTTATTTCCTATTTCTATAAAGTTTACTTGATAGATTTTACCACGCACTAGTATGTCAGTATCTGCTATAAACAATACTCTCATACCATCAGCAATATCAACACCGTCTACGTTATATCCTAATTGACCTTCTATTGTACTAAACACATCTTGAGTAAATGTATCCACAAGATCAACATCACGTTTGGCTTCTGTACCAAAGTTGTACAGTTTAAGTCCTGCTTCAAATTCAATAATAGGACGCTTGGCTCTAGTTTCTTCGTCAATGTTAACTGGTAGATCGTTGCGCAGAAAACTAGTCTCAACAACACTTCTATGGAACCAACGGTTGTAGCGACTCCACGCATTTCTATCACGTGCGGCTCTGTTGATTACTAGGTAATCTTTTTCAGCTGGGAAAGAACTAGCATTAGCAAATGGCAGTACATCAAACTGATCTGAATCAAAAGGTATTAATCTGTTTTCAGAATAAGCTGCTGGAATAATTAGATCAACGTCTTTGATCAAACGAATCTTGTCGCCAACACCTTCGACGTACCATTGATTCTGATTGTATTCAGCAGGAGTAACGTCACCAGTGAATTGTAATTTCATACCGTTTGACAGTTCTATTCCATCTGCGTTGCGATAGGTCTTCTTGCCTAGAATATCTGCTTCTACGTCGAGAAAAGTATTTTCTTCTACATCATAGATTCTTAACAGACCGCTGGTATCAATACTGTTTTTACTGATATAGTAAAGTCTTTCAGGTGAGTCGGCAGGTATTGTAAATTCAATAGTTCCACGTTCTACATAAACAGTAGCAACTTCTTCTCCATCTTCGCCTAGCTTGCGAATACCGTCTGGATACAGTGTGCTTACATTATCATCAGCTTCAAAGAAAACGCTGCCGCTGCTGGGAAGGATAATAAAGTCTCCCTGATCGTATTCGTTGCCATAGAGAACGCCGTCAAAAAGTCCGTTAGCTCTTAGACCTTCTGATCCAGCAGTGAGAATAGCAGTGCCTGGTGTAAACGTTCTGCTGATCGAAAATGCAATAGGATGGCCTGGTGTGTCTATTTCAAATCTGTAGGTCTGTCCTCTGTACAGTTTAAGAGTTGGGTTTCTAGTAAACCCGTCATTGAACACATAAGCAGTGTTGTCATCTTCTGTCACAGTGGTTACAGTGTAGGTGCTGACGATTTCTCTCTGTTGTCCTCTTAGAGGAATACTGAGAGGTCCGTTTGGTAGCCAGTAGTATTCACGGAAGTTTACAAATTTGTCCCAGTCTATGTGGGGATCCCAGGCATAGTATTCTTGGCTGTTTAGACGGTCGTGGTTGTCTGTGTTTGCTCCGAAGAAACGTAGAGATCCTAGATAGTCGTTATAATCTTTGTAGAAGGTAACATTATCCAGTGTGTCTTTGATTACAGCAGCTGGTTCAAACTGATAATTTTCTCTATCTGCACTTACATCACCGATATAGTTGTCGTCAGCTTTGCGAGCTTTGGCTGTTTTACGTCCTACAAATCCACTTAGCTTTTCTGCTACGCCAGGTTGTATCAGCTGATCGATTGTTCCTTGTAGAAACTTTCTGTTGGCTTCTGTTTTAAAAAACTTCGGTATTAGATCAGATGCTGTGCGCTTGTCATTGCCTGGTGTTGGTAGCGGACTTTCATTTTGATTATCGTTGTACGCCATTAGTAGCTAAAACCTCCGCCCATAGTGCTTGTTGGTGTGCTAGGAGAACTAGTTATGCCTGTTGTAGCAGTTGTGCTAACGCTGGTTAATACTGTGCCAGTGGCTTGTAGTTCTGTAGCAGTTAATTCGTCGATGATTTCTACATCCGCAACTGTTGCTGCGCTGATAAAGATTTCATCTGGTTCTGATTTGATTTCAAAAAGACTTCCAAATGACTGTGATCCTTGTCTAGGAACAATAATCACACTCAATAGTTTCGGACTAAGTTGATTCATAATGTAGGCACTCAGTTCTTGGAAGAAAAATGTTTCGCCGAAGTCCCAGTTTTCAATTGCGAAAAATCTGTCAACAGCCTGTATAATATCTGCTTTGAGTTCATTTTCGTTAACTACTAGATCTTTATTTCTTACAATTTTAAATTTCACTTGTAGGTCTTCTTTTGCTTTGCTGCCAAACAGCATCTTATACTTAACCGGATGATAAATCACTTCATCGCTGATTGATTTTATAGAATTAATTGCGCTGCCATAGTTTCTAAACAGCTGGTCATTGCTTTCTGGTTTCGGGTCAGTAGCTCTGCCACCAGTGAGGAATTTTCTCACTTCTGTATCATAGTTTCTAGTAAGCAGGTAAGTGTCGATTATGTTGCTAGCACTTGGGTCAATTCTGTAGTTTGAATCTGCAACATGTACATAATGAAACTTAAGGCCACTGCGACCTACAAAAGCTCTGTAGTTGGTATTAATTGTGGTGTTGTTGCGAGATTTATTTAGAGTCTTAAACACACCTTCTTCAAACAGATAAAATACTTGACCTTCAACTTCCCTGCTGTAAACTATCGCAGCTTCGTTGGTTACAATTTTAACAGTATTATTAGCGTTGTCAAAATATCTAAAATCTTCTACGCCGTCTGTAGTAGTATAACGCTGTTGAATAATTATTTTTTGCTGAGGATTGGCACTAGGCTCGATTAATTTTTCAAACAGGTCTGGGTCATCTATTACGCCGTCGTCGTCTAGATCAAAAAATTGTACTTGTATTTTTCTAGTATCAACATAGCCTTCGTTGTCTCTGTAAGCATCGCTGATATTCCATACAAAATCTCTAGTAAAACTATTGTTAGCGTCTGGTTGCTTGTTGATGTTTAATACTGTGATATTGTCTCTAACTATTTTTCCGGTTTTTGGATCGTAAATTTTATCAGCACTGTCAAAGAAGAAACGTATTTCTCCAGCACTTTCAAACACATAACGAAGATTTCTGTATGTAATGGTATATGTTTCGCCGTTGGTTTTAAAATACAGTAGCCAGCTTGAATCTAGATTCTGTCCGCTGATATCGCCTGCTTTACCTACTGCAAAATCATTAATAGTATTGACATCCGCTGCTAGCACAAGTTCCCAGTCTCGTTGGTCCACATCATATCTCAGAGCATAATCTTTGTAGGCAAAGGTTTGATCGATGATCTGTGTCTTGAGATCATTTGATAACGATCTGGAAAACTTAGGAACGATCTGTTCTAGTATAGCACCGTTGGGTATAAAGTCAACCAGTGTAACTGCTCCGTCGCCTGCTTCAGTAGGTTCAGCACCATTGCCCGATACAGCAGCTACTCTGGTCCATTTGTAACTGGTTGCTCCTACTGCTTCTATATTAGTAGTATAAGCACCGTCGGGTAAGAAATATTGCACAGCGCCTGACGATGAAAGTGGTGGAACAAATCTCACCAGTGTTCCTGCTTCTACTAATCGCAAATTGTTGACAGTGAACGAACCCAGTGTGTAAGCGGTGCCGTCTACGTCTTTGATAAATCCTGTATATTGATTTGTAAATTCAGTTGTGTTTTCCCAACTGGCATTTAGGTCAGTAACAATAATTTGTGGAAATTCTGAATAGTAGAAATTCTTAAGATTAGTGCTGGCAATTATATCTTCAACAGTGTTTACAATTATGCCTTCGATATCACTCTGTGTAGCAAAACTAAACTGTGTTTTTGTATCAAATGTTTCTTTATAAACTACACCGTCATCTGCGAACAGGCTGGTATTTGAATATTTTCCGCTGGCATCTTTGAGATCAAAGTATCTGCTGATGCCGCTGGATATTCTGTTTACTGCTTTGGTTTTTATAATGTCTTGGCTGATCGCAAGAGGACCAATGTTGTAGTCTTCACCAGTGATCAATCTATTTTGTGTGTAGTATGTTGCCGGGGCATTTTGTTTGATGCTGGCGTTTGATTCTGTAGCAGTGCCGTTGGCTACTGTGTTTTGTAATCTCAGGCCAAGTGTAAGAGTTTCTAGCGAACCTGTACGACCTTGGTATGGCACTTCTATGGTCACAGTGCCTATTGCACCTGGTGCAATAACACTAGGTCTATTAGCACTGGTTCTGTAATAGATTTTAAAATTGCCAGCAGGCAGGTTGCCAAATACACCATCACTAAACACTAGATTAATTCTGTCGCCTATTCTAGTAGTCACAGCATATACGTTTCTTATATTTTGAAATAGGCTGTTGTAGATGATGTTGTTGCCTTCTACTGAATCCAGTTTGGTCCAGGCAGTTGTTTCAAAACCGTTGGTGTCAACTGAATATATCCAAACGTCCGAATTGTTAATGTTTTCTGCGTCGATAGAAACTATTTGATTTGGAGTAGGATTATTAACAGAAAAAGTTCCGTTGTCTAATTTTCCTTGACGGAAATGCATAAAGAATCCTGTGTTGTTGCTGCCTGCACCTTGGCCGTCATCACGGAATAAAAACGCAGGACTAGTTCCAGGCAGTGGCGGTTCTTCTTTGATACTGCCGTTGTCGAAATCTGTGCTTACTACTTCAAAGCGAGTGCTTACACCTTCTACGTTCTTTGCGAATGGGAAAACTGGAACAGTGCTGTTGGTAGCATTGAATCGATATTTTTGTGTTTGTACGCCGTCTATGTTTTCGCTTTTGAGCGGAGTTCCTACAGCATTTGTAACTGGCAGTGCAGCGTTGAGCACTTTGATAAACTGTTCAAAATAATTAGAATTTGATTGATCATTCCAGCGAACAACTACGCCAGCAAGATTTACCCCAGAACTGTCTCTTATTGATTCAGTAGTTTTTACTGTGGTAATTTTTAGTAAACCGTTGGCTGCTTGATTGCGTCTTGGGTTGTAGGCAAGCATTCTAGCAAGACGCAGTATTGATTCTCTACGCTCTGCTGTTTCAAGGAAATTTTCTCTAGCATTGAGATCAATACGGAAACTTAGATTCTGCCCAAGGAAAGCAATCATATCAATCAGTGCAAGATATTCCGAACTTTCAATATAATCATTAAAATCTTCGGGGTAATTTTGACGCAGATAATTGATCATTGTTCTGCGAAGATTGTCGAAATCATAGCTTTGGAAGTCTGCGTTCCTAAAGCTTTGATATACTCTTTTCCAATCTTCGGCTACTAATAGTCTGTTTTGTCTATCGCTTGAAGACATGCTGAGATTCCTTGTTTACTATGATATTTATCCAGTTTGAAAAACTGCGTAGTTAATTATAGTAAGCCGTTTGCTTGGTCAAAACGGAATCTCAACTGCTCTGAAATATTATAAGGAAGGTACGCTATTTGACATTCTACACTTATACCCTGTTCGTAGGTGTCTACTATTATACTGTCAACACTTACTCTGGGATCAAAGTTAACAATAGTAGTAACATTTTGTATAATCGCTTCCTGAACCTGAGCAGTAAATGGTTCAAACAGTAGATCCCAAATTATGCAACCAAATGAAGGATCGCTTAATTTCTCACCTTGACGGATATGAAAATGATTGATAATGTCCTGCTTAATAAGTTCAAAGTCGTAGAGGCTAAATCCTTCGTTTTTAGTGCTAACTGTGCTGAACCCTCTATAGGCCCTGCCACTGCTGGCAGTTGACCCATTGGATTTAACAGTTACACGTTTGTACAGATTTTTTTCTAGCTCACTCATACAGTATTTATCTCGTTATTATGAGCCGGTTCTAGATGTGCCGTCAGCATTTTGTGGTCCTGGTAGATTTGAATCATCGATATCTGATGGTGTTTTGATATCAGTTCCGTCTTCAGGTACAAGCGGTACTCCGTCTGCTCTCTCTGAACTAGGCCCTAGAGGAATGAATCCTCTAGGGAAATCAAAGGCGCCGCCTTCATTCTTGCGAGCACTGAAATGCATAGCATCATCAATCGAAGTCCAGGCGCCGCCCCAACCTAGTCCATGTTTATTAGCAAGTTGTAGTGTGTTGGGTGGCATGTCTGTCATAGGTGCGTTAGCAGGACGTGGCGAGTAAAATCCATTAGGATATTGATTGTGTACTGGGTTTGGTGGATTGATGTCAATAGCGGCGCCGCTGGCATGAACACTCCAGGATCCTCCGCTAACAGTTTGACGTTTAGCATATCCCAATAGAGTGCGTATTTCATAACCACTGTCTTCTAGATCATCAATAAATCCTTGGAAATTAGGTACAAACAATTCTGCTACTTGTGTAGTAAGTCCGCGTTTTTTAGTTTTAATAGTTCCTAAGGGTCCGTCGCCTACAAAGAATCTTGTAGTAATGTTGTCAGGATTTCCTCTAGCTGCGTCAATCTGTTGATCGCCGCTGAATGTATTTACAGAGCCCTGAGACTCAGTTCCGTTTACTATAGAACCATCGCCTGTTCCGCCGTCGAATCCTTGTATGTTACCAGAATTAAGAACTGTCTGGCTGGTGGTAATTGATCCTTTGTTTTTAGCAAATGTATCAGGTGTTACAATTCTATCATTTGGAGGCAACATGCCAGGATCTTCTCTGTCTGTTTGTTCTTTTTTAAACGCTTGTGGGTTCATGTTTTCGTGATGCGACCAAGGTTCATGCTGTGGTGCTCTTGTTAGTATACTTTCATATGGTACAGGCTGTTGTGCTCCAGGAAATGTATAAGGTAGTGTAACTGTAGTTAGCGGAGATACTCTGTCAGCATCTAATGCAGCCTGTGCAGTTAATGCATTTTGCGCTGTGACTGCTGGGGTGCCAGATCCAGCAAGGTCACTGTTCCAATGAATTAGGCGAGCATCACCGGCTATGATCGACCCACCTAATAGATTAATACCAACCGCAGCTTCGTCGTATATACTAGCACCGCTTTGTCGTGTAATACTGGCTCCTGCTGTGGTACGAACTTCGCCGCCTGCTTGTTGGCTTAGTAATCCACCCACTGTTAGTCTATAACCAAATCCTATATTTGAATCAAAATTAGCAGCTTTTAGCATGTAACTCTGTGCTACATTATCATGCATAGTGCGGCCTGAAGTTCTAAAGAAACTTTGACCTGATTTCATATGTGTTGATTTATCTGACAATGTCATAATATCTTGATTAGCGTGGAGATAATAGCTTTCTTTGACTGTGGTGTTTAGATCTAAATCAATAGCAACGTCGCCGTTACCCTTAACTGTTAGTTTATAATCATGTCCTACAAAAAAGTTTGTATCCCAAGCACTTTCAACCTGTACACGGCCACTTTCTTTGTTATCAAGATATTGTGCTCCATCGCTGTATCTAGCAGTGGCTTTCATATTGATGTTGCGGCCGGCTTCTACGTTAAAATCTCTTTCAGCAGTAAAATTAATATCATTGTCTGACATGATGCTGATACTGTCTTGAGCATGAATATCAATTTTACCGTCTGATGTTATTTCTATCCATGCTGTGCCGCGACTGTTGCCTATGTAGATTAAATCTTCTGAATTGTGTAATAAAATTTGGTGTCCGGTTCTAGTTCTCAATCTAAGCAATTCGTTTTGCGGTATAGTTTCGTCGCCGCCTGTTTCGCCGGCTCCTTTGTTAATATAGAACGGTGGTCCTTCCTCTGCGTGAGTAGCACGAACAAATTTGTCATCGCCGTCGTCCATTACAAAGCTGGATCCGCCCAATCTATTAAAGGGCATGTTGGCACGTCTTCCAACGGCTCCTAGTTCTACTCTGGGGTTGCCAGTTCTTTTATCTGCAGGTCCAGGAGTACTCCATCCAGATACCATACTGGGAGTATCTCGTCTAGCACTGGTTGTGGTTGTGCCTCTAACTTCATCAAAAAGTAGGCCTTGTACTTCTAGCACATTTGTAAAATCTTTATTGTAGGGTTTTTTAAACAGTGTTGGGTCTACTAGTTCGCCTGTTTCAATAAGTTTGTTGTATTCGCCTACTGGTAATTTAACGCCTGTTAAATTTTGAGGTGTAGCTTCGGTTGTGCGCTCTGTACTTGCTCTGCCATCAGGAACCATAAAATTCATATAGTCGTCTTGTACACAACCGATCCAGTATCCGAAGTTAGGATTTCCTTCAGCAAATATCACAAGAACTCTAGTACCTATGTCAGGTGGTACTGCCCAAAATCCATAGCTTTTTTGAGTGTTGGCATATCCGTCGTCAAGGTTTATGCCTCGGCTAGAAGTAACTCCATAGAACGGTGACAGATACCTCACTGTTAATATTTCGCCGCTGCGTTCTGGACTGTTGCCTGCACCGGTATATTTTAATATTTCTACTTCAAGTGATCCCATATATTTTGGATCAAGATTGTTTACTATAAGAGCTTCATATGGTCCTGAGTTTTTTATTATTGTGCCGCTAGCTGCGGTTCTTGTATAGCTGGATGCCATTATTGAGGTCCTACGTTGTTAGCAGATGGAAAGGCTTTATCTGGTCTAGTTTGTCCTGGTCTTGTCGGTATAGTTATTGGGACAGGGCCGTCCGTTCTATTAGAAATGGTAGGCTCAGCGTTTTGTAACACTTCCAGCTGTCTTGTTACAGCACTGGCAAAATCAGTAGCACTTGTTGATTGGCCGCCGGTGAGTGCTGAATTAATAGCACTTTCATTGAACAGTGAACTTGCCCTCTCTACTAGATTAGATAACACAGCACCAGGATCTGCTAGAGTGCTTAGTGCCTCACTAATATTAGATTGTAGATCACTAGACAGAGCAGATTCAGTGCTGTCTGCGACTGGTACTGTTGTTGGCGGTTCTACGCCACTGTTGGTTGTAGCTACTCTAGCCAATCCAATATTGCCATTTATTACAGGTGATGCTGAGGCTGGTCCAGTTCCGTGTATGCCTAGATCTTTTATTTTTTCTCCAGTCCTAAAGTCATATCTATCATCTAGTGGATCTGTAGTTCTATACTGATAAACAGCGCCTGTTGCAGCCGGTAAAATAGTCGAAGGTATTGGTCTAGAGCCTGCATTTCCTCCTGTATACGCACCTACTCCTACTCCTGCGGCTTGCGCAGCAATTTGCGCTCTTGGAGTAGTTCCCGCTGCTGGGGCGGCGGTGTTAGGGCCGTCGAGCGCTAAAGAAATAGTTCTTATATTTCCAGTTTCGGCAGCAAGTATATCTTCTAATTCTTGATATATTGTGTTGGTGCCTTGTTCTCTTGTTTGTATCCTGTCAGGATCTGTGAGGGACAGATTGGAGTGTATATCGACTTTTGACCTATTATTTGGAGATTCTACTAATGGTTGTATATACTCTCCATTTTTATCTTTCACATAGTCAGCATAGTAAGTTTCACCTTTACGCACCGGTCTAAAATGTCCTTGCATAGCATAAGGCACAGGCATCGAAGCAAATTCTTGTGCTAGTTTAATCATGAATCTATCAGTGGATAGTGTTCCTGCTAGCCATTGATCTGACTGTCTAGTTCTTAATACATACATTATTAATGCATCCTGTACATCGGGTGTAAATCTAATTCTTGTAGTATTAATGCCTATTAATCCTATAGTATATCGTAATGTTTTTCGAATAAATTGATATCGACCAGCGGCTGAGCCTTGGTTAGCTGCTATCCTTTGTGTTTGAAAACGATCAACTTCAGCCAGGGTTATTTGTGTAAGCTGTGGATTAGAAGAATTAGGGACTATGCTAGTATAAGGATCGACTCCGGCTGTTGCTTCTCCTCTAGCCACAAAAGATAATAGCTGCATTTCTTTATCTGAAATTCTTATTTCTGTCATTTGTCTTTTTTACCTTGCGCTAATCAATAGCTATACTTTAATATAATTAGTTTGTTGATGTGCGCTAGAACGCAAACTGGCTTTCTGTTTATATGGTTGCGACATTAATTATTTTCCTATTAAACACTAGAATTGCCTTGTTGACTGTCAATTTTTTGAGCACGGCTTTGGTCTATTGCAGATTGACCGGAAGTATTTTGTCCAGGTCTTGTTGGTCTTGGTGCAGCACTACCAGTTCTTAGTGGAATCGGCGGCTGGGAATTAATGCCAGAACGTCCAATACTATTGAGAACATTATTAACTTCATCATTTCGAAATTGATCTAAGTCAAAAATTTCTGTATTAGAAGCAGAATCTGCACTTTGTCCAGGAAACACTCCAGTCCTTGGATCAAATGTTACTCCGCCTGCTCTTACAACTGGTGGTAGTCTCGATCCAGGTCTAGCTGCTTGACCTGAACCAGCAACTGTGCCGTCAGAATTAAATGTAGCACCTGTGGCTATATTTTGGGCACGCTGCTGTCTTAAAGCGGCATCGTCAGTAGACGCAAAGCCTTCGACTATGCTGGCGGAATTATCTATAGCTAGTATGCCTGTATTTTCGGTAGTAGATTCGGCGTCTTGTCCTCTGCGTCTTATCAGTTTAATTGTTTGTTCGAAACGACCTTTAGAAAAATTATTAGTAACTGCCCAGCAACTGAACAATCCACTAAACTGAGATACAACTTGTGGGAACTCCATAGTAGCACCTTCTATCTGATAATCGAACGGTGTTTTAAAATTAACTACTACAAACACTTCATTTTGCATATAATTCATTGTGCCGTCTGTGGTAAGGTTAGGACTACCGGCGGCAGATTGACCAATATAATTTCCAGTCTGTTGTGGTAAGAAAAATGGATCACCTATGATACGCATTTCTGCTGTGATTAGATCTGACCATTGATTTAGTAGAGTATTTTGAAACATCTGTGCTACTCTTAACTGGACGTTGTCTGACCTAGAAAGAGAGTTAGGATTTTGTCCGAATTCAGTAACTTCTTCGATTGTTGTGTTTGTTTCGCTGCTTTCTGATTGTCTCGGTGCCGGAAGCAGAGAAGTTCCTTGTGCTGAATCGTTGCCTGTTATAACAGACTTATTGCCAAAGGTTCCGGCACCACCGGGATTTTGTGCAAAATTTGATAGGGCAGTTGTTATATATGCCAAATTGAAATTTATATCAAAATCTAGCACGTCTTCGTTAACACCAGTATAGATATAATTGTATTCTTTAGCGGCACTGTCTTTGAGCCCTTGAGTGTTTTTTGGTATTTCGTTAGGGCCGCAGTGTTTTGCCTCATCAAGGGAATAGGTAATTACATTGTAAACATAGATTCTAGCAGGGCGGCCTCTTTCATCTATACTTGTTTCTGTTTCATCTATATACACCTGTGTTTGTATTTTAAACCATTTTCTAGTTCCGTTAGCGTCGCTGTCTGCTGTGGCATTTTCAGCAGCATATTCGCTCGACAGTAAGACACCGGTGATTATATTTACAATTGTATCATTTTGATGAAATTGATGTACTCTAGATTTTTCATTAGGAGATAATGTTATATCTGCAGAGTTATTAGTGTCAGTTTTTTGGTCACGGACTTGACTACCGTCACCCATAGGAGCATCTCCGCTGGATCCGCTATCTTCGTCGATTAGGCTTTTTCCTATAGCATTCATTCTGCTGGTATCATTAGCAAAATTGTTTAACAATTCAAAAAGTTGCGAACTGGGCGGCACTACTACTGGGTCAAATTCTCCCTCAGGTGCTGATGCTAGTCCTTGAGATATGGCAACCTGTTCTGCTGGCGTTGTTAGAGAGTCTGGACTTGTGTAGGTTCCTGCTATTACTTCAGCATAGTCGGTTAATTTTTGCGGAAAAGCAATGATGTATCTATCACCTGTAGACAAAACATCGTTGTCTTCAAGATTGGCTATTCTATCGTTTAACGCAGCACTTACAGAATTAACTTCTCCGTTTAGAACTTCGTGAACTGTTCTGCCCACAGCATTTATAGTGGTCATACTTTTATTGACAGAGTCACCCAGTCCAGTTTCACTATATGCAACTGCTTCTACATCGTAGACACTGCCTTGGCCACTAACATTGAATTCCATATTGATTATATTAATCGGAATAAAAATAGGTGCTGTAACAAAATTAGCATCTGTTTCACCGTCTTCGTTCCATCCTGCAAAGTCTATTCTCAAACAGAATGGTACACCTATAACATTGTCATACCCTTGTTCTGTAGCAGATCCTATGATTGCTTGAACAAAATTACCCATGCTGTAGGGTTCTGTTACTTTGAATCTAATAGTAGTTCCCATAGCCAAACCTGTGTTTGAGTTAGGAACGATCACAGCATCTATTTCTAAATCGTCTATGAAATATTCCGCATGATCTCTAATAGGGACTCCAAAAGCAGTAAATGAATTGCCTGCTGCTTCGTCTAATACTTGATAACGGTTGCTGTATTGTCCGCCACCTGAACGAATTATGTATTTGTTAAATCCGTTACTTCTGTATAATTCAGGTCGATTGTATTCGCTAGCACTTAAAACACCTAATGTGAGAATATAATTGAAACTGTTATGATTTCTCAAAGGGTTTGGTATTTTGCTACGGCTGGCGCTTTTGTCGGCAGCTACTCCTACTCCTCTTATTGAATTTCTAAGAGCAGAAAATGTATCATCTACAAAATCTTCTAGATTTGAAGTATCACCTATTTCTTCGATTTCCTGTCTAAGAGTATCAAAATCTCCACCCACAGCAAATGCTAGTTCAGACAAACTTCTAGGTATTACATTTATAATATTTGTAGAAAATTGTTCAAGGTCAAAGTTTCCTATCAGTGAACTCAGTTGTCCAAATGTTGTGCCAGAAGTAAGACTGGTCACAGCCCCAGTGATTCCACTTATTGTGTTTGTAAAATTAGATACTACAGATCCTATCTGTCCAATTTGACCCAGTTGTCCAACTGCTGATCCTAGGCCTGAGGATAACAATTGATTTACGTTTACACTTCCTAGTCCTGAAAGACTTGATATTTGATTAGTTGTGCTTGAAAAATTGTTAGCAGCAGAGCCTATACTTTGAAATCCGTTGGTTATTTCTCTGGCATTGATATTAACAGAACCAATTTGGCTT